AGCCGTGACGACAGGGAAGTCATACATCGCATACATGAGCAAGGCCGACGGCGCGAACCTGAACGCAGGAATCAAGGAAGTCGGCGCGGCATCATGGCTAACGGCGACACCTACGGGATCACTCACGGTCCTATGGCTCGCGACTGCGGACATGTACCTGAATGCCCAGCGCAACTCGTCTGACACGGCGGACCAGAGCCACGGCGAGATCGACTACAACGCCGCATGTTGGTGGTACAGCGCTCTGACGCCTGCCGCGATTCAAGCCGGTATCGAGGATCACTTCGGGATCGCCAATCCGTCGGCCGGGTACCCGAGGTCGAGGATCGTCAATGCGTGATCTCAAGCAAAGCGCCGGTTATGAGTTGATGATCCTTCTCGTGGACTCGGCGGATCATGTGACTGGGAAGACTGGGGTCACACTCACGATCACGGCATCAAAGACCGGAGGCGCTTTCGCATCGATCACGCCGACGGTCACGGAGCGCGGAAGCGGATGGTACGCCGTGTCGCTCAGCTCTTCCCACACCGATTCGCTTGGGGATCTCGCCCTGCACGTCACGGCTACCGGGGCCGATCCGGTTGACGTTGTGTTCCAGGTGATCGCGGTCAACAAGTTCGATGCCGCCGGGTTCGGGCTTTCCAGACTCGATGCGAAGGTGAGCGACCGCGCCCTCGAGAAGCAGTCTCACCTCATCTGACGGGGATAAACAGTGCCTCTACCTGGCGGTCGGCTCCAGTTCGGCTCTCAGGACGCGGTAGAGATATCCGTCTACCTCGGAAAGAAGGACGGCACTGGCGGTGCGACCGGGCTCGCAGCCGTCGAACTGATCGCTCTCAAGCCATCCAACGGCGCGAAGGTCACGCTCACCACAAAACTCTTCTCGCAGGTGAACGCGACCGATGTGCCGGGTGTATACGAGATCAAGGTCCCGGCCTCCGAGTGGCCGGAATTCGGCGTCTATCAGGCGCGGGTGGACCCGGCAGACGCCACGGTCGATGAGCCAGAGCCGTTCACGTTCGAACGCCTCTCCGGCGCAGCAACCACCGCGCCTCCGGGTGGGAACAATCTGTGCACGCTGGCCGATGTTCAGGGAATCGCAGGCGCGACTACCGCGGCGCAGGACTCGATCATCAACGGCATCATCCCGCGCGTATCCGACTTCATTCACACACGATGTCGCAGGAAGTTCCCTGCACAAGCGTTCACCGAGACGCACGACGGGAACGGCAAGCCGGACCTGCGCGTCCGCAATCCACCGATAGTCACGCTCACGAGCATTACGATTGATGCCGTGGCGCAGACTCTAGCTGATCTCAAGGTCTACTCCGGAAGCAACGAGGGGAAGATCTATCACAGCAAGTCGCTCTTCTCACTGGGCCGCCGGAACATCATCGTCGCCTACAGCGGCGGCTTCTCGACGCTCCCAGGCGAGATCATGGAGGTTGCGATTGAGATGGCCTGGTTCCGGTTCCAGCGGTGGCAGCGGAAGCTCATTGGGATCGCAGCGGACGAGATAGGGGACGGCGTGAGACGCTACACGGAAGAGGACTTCCTGCCGGGTCACCTCGAGCGACTGAACCCGTGGGTGCTCTACTACGGGGCCCTCTGATGCCGGACATCGAGATCAGATTCGACGGGGAACGGCTCGGACGCGAAATTGCCTCAGCAGCCCGGCTGATTGCGTCGGGGCTTCCGAAGGCGATGGACCGCGCATTGCTCGTGCTGGAGCGCCGCGTCAAGGATCGGCACCTTTCCGGGCCTACTGGCTCAACTTCACTTCGGGCACGCAGCGCGAGGCTCAGGGACTCGATCACATCTCGCCTGACGATCGAGGCTGGCGTTCCGGTCGGTACCGTTGGAACGAAGGTCATCTATGGAAGAACGCATGAATTCGGTGGCACGATCCGGCCGCGGCGTGGGCGTTTCCTCACCGTCCCGCTTCCGGCTGCGCTCACTCCAGCCGGTGTCGGACGTTTCACCGCGAGGGAGCTCATCAACAACCCGGAGCAGGCCGGATTCACGGGAACCTGGATCGCCAAGAGCATCATCTTTGGGCGGCGCGGAAGGACGCAGCGATCGAGGCCCGTACCGCTTTTTGTCCTCAAGCGGTCTATCAAGCTCCCGGCGCGACCGTTCCTCCTGACATCACTCATCGGGGCCCGGCAGGAGATCGAGGCGATCTTCGGGGAAGAGCTTGCGCGGGGCCTCGAGTTCGGCGGTGAGGGGGCCTGAGGCATGAGGATCCGTTTTGCCGCAGCCGTCATCGTCGTCTTCCTCTCGGCGCTGCCCACGATCTCGAGGGGCGCGCCTGGCACCTGCACGATGCAGGCCAGCGGGGCGATAAACGGTGGTGATGCCGTCTGGGGCGTCCCCGCCGCCGGATGCCGCGATCTCGGGAATGGCTGCAACGGGACAGATGCCGGATGCCCGGATTCCGATGATGACGTTCAGGTGAACGGGAAGGCGCTCACCATCGATCGCGGCGCGACCGTAGACCGTTTCCTGAACGCGGGTATCAACGGGCAGGTGGTCATCAAGGAAGGGATCACGTTCAAGGCCGCTAATGTCGATGGGAGCAGTTCCGATCCGCTCGCCTGCGCGACCTGCACTCTGGTGGTGGAGCCTGGCGCCATTCTACAGCTCGTAGGGCCGGACAACGGTGTCGGCGCGACGATCGACGGAACGGCGGTAATCCAGGGACGGAAGATCGCCGACGTGACACTCGCGGCCTCAACGGGCGGTTGCTCGGGTGGTGGGTCGGATCAGAAGGTTGTCGCATTCACGGCCCCGGTGGCCGACGCCAAGGTGGGTGACATCCTTCAGATCACAGGCGGCCTAGCGCGTGCGTACACGTTCGAGATCGCGAGCGTCTCTAGCACGAATGCGAAGCAGGTCACGCTCAACTTAGCGATGCGGGATCCGTTCCCAAAGTGTTCAAGCGGGAACGCCACAGTTCAGGCGGACAAGCGCAAATTTCAGATCGATGCGGGCGGCCCGGACTTCGTGACGGCGAATGATCAGGCATACCTCGGGAAGTTTTTAATCATGAGTGGGAGCTACCGAGGGCCAATCGTCGCCTTTTCGTCGGGTACTGGCGAGCGTGATACCGCGACACTGTTCGCCCCGCAGACGGCGCTCTCCGGGAGCGTCGCCTTCGAGATGGCCTACGGCTTTGAGCTGGGCGGGGATACAGGCGTCATCTACAGACCTGCGAAGATCGCCAACGGAAGCCCGGCGACATGCGCTGGCGGCGGCACCCGGCAGTGCTCGTTCGGGGTCTGGAATCAGAACGGGTCGAACACGCGATGGGAGTATGCCGACATAACGGCGGTCGGCGTCGCGTTCATCGGAATCAATGGATCACCTTCAACTGAAGGAGTCGTGGTAAAGCACTTCTCTGTACATGATCAGCCTGTCAATTTCCCCACACCGCTTGCACTGGGCGGGATCGGAGTGGAGAGCGAACGAATCGCGCTCGAATGGATCGACATCTTCAACTACCGAGCCTCGCCAGGCATCGAGTTGACCGGGTCCGGGAACATCCTGCGCAACTCTGTTGTACGCGACATGACGGCCGCACAGGGCGCGGCGTCCGGCTCGGCCGTGCGCATGGGGCTTCCGTCGACGGTCGGAGAGATCACGGTCGAGGATGTCAATCTGCTTCGCGTGCCGGACGGGATCGTGCTCGGCACAACGTCGGCCACGACGCAGGCCCGGGTGCGGCGCGTCTGGTGTGTGGGTCGCCAGAGCAACGCGCAGCCGGGATCGTGCGTCACGTTCAACGGTGGTGTCGGCATCGACCCTGCGAACACGGCCCGCGGCAAGAACGACGGCGCCGCGCGCGTCTTTTCAAGCGTTTTCATGGGGACGCGCAACGCAATCGTCGGAGCTCCTGGGACGCGGATCGGCCAAGCGATGCCGCTCGTCAACTCAGTCGCGGCCTATTCGGGTTTTACCGTTGCCGACAACTCGGACGGAGAGTACCGCGGAGACGCATGGCACAGCGTCTTGGCCTACAACGCGAGGCACGGGCAGTCCGAGTGCACCTGGTGCGTCGGGTCGATCGCGCGGGACAACGCGAATCAGGGGCTCTCGTCCCTTGCCGAATATTGTACGAACTCGACCTGTGCGCCGACGCCGTTTGATCGGCATCTGCTAGGGAACATCGCCTACGGGAACGGGACCTCAGCCCTCGGCTATCAGGAGGTGAACCGTGCGACTGAAGCGCTGCACAATACGTTGGCAAACGATTCGGCTTCTACTTCTCACGGGGCAGATTTCAACCCGGTGAGCACGCCGTACCCGACCGCGTCGAACCCGACGATCGCCTGTGGCAACGGGGAATGTTCTCAAGCTGGCGGGCAGCGTCCCACATGGTGGATCGCCGCACCGAACGCGCAGCCGGACGTGACGTTCAGGGACAACCTGATCGGGAAGCAGGGCACGTCAATCACAGGATCCAGAGGAGCATCGTTCAGCGGCACGCGCTTCGGCGCCGCGGATCTCCTCTCGTCGTTCTCGCACTTCTGGAACTGGGAGGACCCGGACATGGGCGGGTTCACGCCGGCCGCGACCGACGTGGTGAACGGTGCGGCACCGTTCGTGAACGCGGACGCGGACGATTACCGGCTGGCGATCACCGCTCTGGGATCGGACGGAAAACCCAAGGGCGCGTCGATCGCCGGTATCGTTGCCGGGGATGCGGCCATGCCCACTGTCTACAAGGTGCTCAAAGACCAAGGTGAGAAGTTCACCGTCATCGGCGGTGACTTCCTCTTCTCGGTCGATCCGGACGGGGACAAGAAGGCGAACTTCTTAGACATGGACATGACTGGTAAGCGCGTTCGTTTCGCGTTCCCGACGGCACCGACGCTGCCGGGGAACTCGTGCGGCAACCCTACCGACCTCGGAGAGAAGTGTGGAATGCTCAAGCTCAAGCTCTTCCGATCGGATGGAACCGCCGTGTCCAACGAGGCACTCGTGCCGGTGGACGGTGCCGGGAAGATATGGTCCGTCGCTGAATCGGCCATGGTCCTGCTCTGGTCCGGTATCGAGGACGCCGGGGATCTGCGTGTGGCTCTCCAGATCGGATCGACAGAGAGCCCATCAGACGTCTGGCCCATGTCGCGGCCCTACAAGATCCCGCGCTACGTCGTCCCGGTCGGGGGCGCTCTCGCCGAGTCCGGGACGCCTCCGATCGGGGGGCCGAGGTGATCTCGAGGCTCAGGATCGGGACGCTGGACGATGCACTGCTCGCCGTTGAGATCGTCGATCTGAACGGTGACCCTCTCGGCGGATTGGCCCCGACGGCAACTATCACGGCTCCGAGCGGTGCGACGTTGACACTGCCCGGAGCTGGGGCGCTGGGCGCCGTGACTGGGCTCACGGGGTTCTACAGGCTCACCGTCCCGGCCGCGAACTTCTCTGAGGGAGGGCTTCACGCCATCGTGTACGCCCCGAACTCGGCCTCCGCGGCTCCGGTTGCGGGCGCGGCCGTGAACAGGCTGTCGGCGCTGACGCGTGTAGGGCTTGACACGGGACGGCTCACGATCGGGTTGTTCGAGGATTTGGATCTCTGGGTGTGGATCTCTGATCTGGCCGGGGCAGGGCTTGGCGGCTTGACGCCGACGCTGTTGCTCCGGGCACCGGATCTATCAGCTGTGAGCCTCCCGTCGTCCACGCTCTCGCCCGTGGCGGGCGTGACCGGCCTGTACCGGCTGACCGTGTCGCGCACGGTCCTGACACAGACAGGCGGATACTTCGCGCGCGTAGATCCTGTCAGCGCGGCGGCGGCGCGGGTCCCGGCCGACGTGGTCATGCGCGTGGACCCTCTGGCGGCGACAGGCCAGCCCGTAGGTCAGACGCGCGAGGGCGCATACGAGAACCTGCGCGCGACGATCGCAACCGTAGTCGGGATGAAGTCTGCGATTCGCGGGCCGCAGTCATTCGATGAGGTGGCCCCGGACGGGTACCCATACTCGATCATCGTGGATGCCGCCGACGAGAAGCCGCAGGAGGGCTTCGCGAGGGTGTTCCCTCTCCTAGCGCGCGGGCAAATTGAAGTCCACACGCGTGGGCTCACGGCAACGCAGCTTGAGGCTCTTTATCTCGACGTCTGGAAGGCGATCATGGTGGACCCGACGCGCGGAGGCGCGGCGTCGAACACCGCCGTCGGCGACTACACGCCGGTCGACTACCTACCGGAGCACCAGGGCTTCGTACTTTCGGTGCGGATGCTCCTAACGAAGGTGAACTTGGACTGAGAGTCTTAGACGGATGTGTGGCAACGGCAGCCTGGGCGCGAGCCCGGGCTTTTGTTTTAGGGGGATGAGACATGGCGCTCGTGAGAACGCAGCGGATCTCGTACAGCCGCGAGGGCAAGAAGCACACCGCGTCCGATGCTGAGATCACCGTCCGGCCGGAGAGCGCGATCAAGGTAACGAGCGTGACCAGCCAGACCCTCTTCAAGGACTCGGTCCGGTCCGGTGGGGGTGGTGACGCCGACGATTTCTGGAAGGACTCCTACCTCGTCTCGGCTACTGGCGCGAATGCCGGGAAGGCTCGGCGCATCACGGCCTTCGCGAACGTGGACGGCGCCTTCACGATCGCCTCGGCCTTTCCGAACACCGTCGCTGTGAACGACCTCTTCGCCATCAAGCGTTTCGTGAACGCGAACGATGTTGAGTTCTCCCCAGACCTGAACCGGATCGTCAGGAACACGCTCGGGAAGGGGCTCGGGCGTTCGATCCCGATCACGATTCTCGAGGGGGCCTCGGCTGCGTTCTCGGCCCATGTCACCGGCTCAGGCACCTATCCGGCCGCAGACACCGCCCTCCTTAGCCCACCACTCTCCGACCTCTACCGCGCGGCGATGGGGAAGGCGACGAGCGACAAACCGTCGGCCGTGAGCGGTGGTGCCTCGACGACTGCGGTGGTTGATATCACGACCGGGAAACACGAGCAGTTCTCGATCGGAAACCTCGTGCTCGTTGAGGACGTGAACGCCTCCGGCATCATCATCGATGAGGCGCGCTGGATCGTCGGGAAGACGGACGGCGGTGCTGGAGTGGACCAGCTCCACGTCAAGCCCGCTTTCACGGTCGCGCCGGCTACCGGGAAGCGGGTCTACGCGTCCACCACGTTCGGGATGATCACCTCGGGCCATCCGAGGGTCACGATCGAGATCTATCAGCCGGACGGGACGACCGACGGCCAGGTCGTGATCCTGCGGAACTGCCTCGCGAACCTGGAACTATCCGGTGACGCCTCGAACCTCCTGGCCGTGAAGTTCGACGTTGTCGGGAGCGAGCTCTCCGTCTCGTCCATGGGTGCCTCGCACTTCTCGCGGACGATTTCGAACTCGGAGGTGGACGACGAACCCACGGCGTTCGGGCCGGTCCAGACCACAAATGGTGAGTTCGGATTCCGCACTGCACCGGCTGCGAGCGCGACAGGAACGGCCTACTCTGGCAGCCTTCGCGACGGCACGAAGATCACCCTCGCGAACGGGAACACGATCGCGAGGAAGCGTACCTTTAACTCCTCGACCGGCGTTGCATCGACCTTTGTCTCCGCGCGCAACCCGACGCTCTCTCTCAGCCTCTATCTCGAAGGCGCGTTCCCCGACTTCGCGGATCTCAAGGACGCCGTGATCAAGGATCTTCAAGTCCAGTTCTTCGGCAACAAGGAGGTCTCCGCAGTCGTCAAGGGAACGGTGTTCGCGTTGCGCGTGCCGTACGCAATCGTGAGCGACTACAAGCAGGGAGATCAGGATGGGGTGCTCACGCTGGATCTCACGATGGAGCCAGCCGTGGACAAGAGCGAGGGATTCGAGGATCCGGATCTGGGCGGCGTTGCCCACAATTCGCCGCTCATCGATGACGAGTTCCGGTTCGGCATCGTCTAGGAGATGGATATGCTCGTTCCGGTCTGGGTTCTCATCGCCGTCGGCTTCCTCGCTGGAACCTTCACGGGTGCCTTCTTTGTACTCGTGCTCATGGTTGCGCGCACACGGATCAGGACCGAGGTCACGAATGATCTGCTCGGGCTGCTCAGGCTTGTTCGGCCGGACGCCGGGCCTGAAATAGTAAAGGAGTAGGGCATGGCCGAACGTGAGCTCAATATCCTGATCCGGGTCAAGGACTTCTTTACCGGGCAGTTCAAGAAGCTCGGCGACTCTGTTCGAGGCGCCAAAGTTCCGATCAAGGAGCTCGGCGACGAAGGCGAGAAGACGGCCGGGGTGTTCTCGCGACTCGGGTCGGCCATCGCCTCGCGCTTCGTGATCACGCTTGGCGACGTGGTGAACGTGGCGCGTCGCGTGGTCGATGCTTTCGGGTCGGTCATCCGCGCGGCTGAGGAGTCGCAGACCGCGCAGGTACGGCTGAACGAGGCCCTGCGGCAGACCGGCCAACTCACACCTGCTGCATCCAGGAACCTCCAGGAGCTTGCCTCGACGCTCCAGAAGGAAACGGTCTTTTCGGACGAGGCTATCCAGAGCGTCCAGCAGCTCCTGATCCAGTTCGGCCACCTAGCGGTCGACCAGGTGCCCCAGGCGACGCGGGCGGTGCTCGGCCTCGCGTCGGCGAAAGGAATCGATCTCACGAGCGCGGCCACCATCGTGTCAAAGGCCGTCGCCGGCGAGGCCTCGGCGCTCACGCGCCTGGGAATCCAGATCGACACGACGAAGCAGGGGACAGAACTCTACGCCGAGATCATGGCCCGGCTGATCCCGCTGTATGGGCAGGCCACGACCGAGGCGCAGACCTTCCAGGGTGCGCTCGCGCGCATCAAGAATCAGTTTGACGAGCAGCTCGAGACCATCGGCAAGGCAGTCGTCGGTAACCGCGAGTTCGCCGTCGCTCTATCGGGCATCGCCGACGCGCTGGCCGACCCGCGGCTTGCCACGGCGGTGGCGAACCTCGCGACAGACATCGCGAACGTGACGACTGCGATCCTCGGGCTCATCCGGGACGTCGGGAGCAATGCCGACACGATAGGCCGCGTCTTCCAGGTCCTCGACGCCGTGGCGCGCCCGAGCCTTGAGAACTTCCAGGAGGCCTTCCGGGCCCTTGAAGAGCTGACGGGCGGCTTCACGGCAACGGCCAGCGCAGCAGAGGGACTGATTGCTGGGATCGGCGCCGCCTCGGCCACGGCGGCCCCACAGGTGGACCGGCTCTCAGACTCGCTCGGGCGGCAGGCGGCGGCTGCGAGCGAGGTGTCGGCGTCGCTCCTTGGAGCGGCAGAGAAGGCGGCGAAGACGCTCGGCGTGGTGCTTGACGCGGCCAACGCCTCGTTCATCCGGGAGGAAGAGGTCGGCTCGGCCATTCAGGCGTTCACGGTGCTGGAAGGTCTGTTCAACCGCGGCAAGATCAGCGTGGACGCCTACAGGGTGGCGCAGGACAACCTCGACAAGGTGCTTCGCGGCGGCACGCTCGATTCGATCCAGAAGGTCGTCACGAAATTGGAAGAAGTGGCCCCCGCTGCAAACGCGGCCGGGGCCGCCGCTGGAGCTGCCATTGCCTCGGGGATTGAAGCCGGAGCCGCCCGCGCCATCGCGGCTGTGCAAACCATCATCTCGGCGTTCCAGGCAGCGGAGGCGGCGGGGGCTCGCGCTGGCGACCGGATCAACATCGGCGGTGGGGGGACGCGGCTTGTTCCGCGGCATGGCGAGACGATCCGCGTGAACGGGAGGCTGGTCACCTATCGCGCCGGAAGTCTCGCACCATCTCAGCCGTCGCGCTTCTTCGATCACCTCACGACGCAGACTTCGATCACCTCGCAGAACTGAGGAAGGCCGGTGAATGGCGCTCTCCCCGATCAGCGTGAACTACAGGAGCCTGTTCGCCAATGGAACCCTCTCGGCCGCATCCGCCGGAACGACGTGGATTGAGGCGGTTAGGATCGCCGATCACTTTGTGAACCGGATCGCCAAGACGGCGGGCGTTGCTTCCGGCCTGACTGAGATCAAGATCGATCAGGGGGCGACGGTCGCGAACTACGTCAGCCCCAACCGGCTCATCATCCCGGCGCGACACAACTTGGGCGTCGCGCTCACGCTGGCGTTCTCTGCTACAGACACGTGGCCCGGGACAACGGTCACCCTTTCGCCGTCCGCTACGCCGGTAGCCGGGACACTATTCTCGGCCACGTTCCCGAAGGTTACGGCCGCGTCGGGAAATAGATGGTGGCGACTCTCGTTCACGAAGACGGACGCGGTGATCGAGATCCCGGAGGTGTGGGTCACTCAAAAGATCGAGCTGGGGGAGTCAGAGACCGGCCTGACCGAACCGCGGGGGCCCGAAGCTCCGATGGATTTCCCTGTGCGCCGGAACATCGAGGAGATCATTACGCGGGAAGGTTCGCGGGCGGCGGTTGAAATAGGGACGGCCAGGCGCCAGATGGTGCTCCAGTCCTCGGGCCTGGGACCCACGGCATTCGGGGACTGGGAGGCGTTCCTAGTGAGCACCTCATACGGTCTCCGGCCCTTCTTCGTCGATGACCCGCGCGGGGCTACCTGGTTCGCGACGGTTGATCTGGCGGCCCGCTCGCTCACCAACCCGGAACGCTGGACTGTCGAGATGCCGATCGTGGAGATTCCGTAGTGCTCTTGATCGACTCGACGCAGGATCTCCGGAGCCGGGCCGCGTTCATACGACCGGTCGTGCTCGTCACGATCACGGTCTCGGCACCGTCGGCGGCGACCTACCGGCTGTCCCACGACTTCCGGGTCTACGGGGCAAACGAATACCTTGATGCGCTGATTGAGGTGAGCCCGATAGTGACCGCAATCGGCCACCTCGGGAACGTCATGCGCCCCGAGACGATCTCGCTCAGGCTCCGGAACGACGAGCTAGGAGGGGAGCCGCTGCTAGATCTGTTCCTGTCGAGCGCCATTGAGGGCGCGCAGGTGCGGGTCGAGGAACTGCTCCTATCCACAGAAGAGTCACGCTTCAAGCCGACCAGCGCGGGGCCGGTGACCCGCTTCCTCGGGCGGATTAGGCGGGTGACGGATATCACGGCCCGGCAGTTCACCGTCGAATGCGTCGACGAGCTGATTGCGCTGGACGATGCGATCGACTGGTACACGGTGAAGGAAGCGGACGGCGCACCGAAGGAGGCGGTGGGGCTCAGGCTTCCGAAGGTCTACGGCTCGGGCGCACTGGTCAAGGCGGTCCCGTGGGATCGCGGCGCGTTCACCACGCTCGGGCAGGATCTCACTCAGACGGCCACCGGCGCGATCAAGGTGGGGAGTACGAAGGATATTGTCGTCGCGGCTGGGTCTGGAGATGTGGTGGTTGGCGGCGAGGTCATGCACATAACCGCTAAAGACGATGCGGCCAGCACGATCACGGTCACTTTGCGCGGTCAGAGCGGCACGGCCGCCGTCCCGCACAAGATCGGCGAGTCGGTCCTAGAGATTTCCCACGATAGCACGTGGATTGCTGCCGACGGGGGCGACAACAAGGCGGTGAGCCGCGTGTTCGTCCGCCGCCCAGGGACCGAGCAGCTCATCGACGTGACCTCGAAAGCGAGCGTGAACCTCACGCATTCGGGCCTCGTCTCCGGGCGCACGGTCGCGAGCGTCAAGATCACGAAGGCGAACCTTCAATCGCTCAAGCTGATCGACGACCTGATCCAGCAGCCGGTGCCGTCGGCGTCTCTCACGGAGATGGCGTTCGATGAAGCATGGGCAGTCACCACAGACGGATCAACGAGCTTGCGTTTGGTTGGCTCGTCGTTATTGAGCGAGCCGCTGCTTGAAGGTGCCGCTGGCGGTACGTTCAACGAGCTGCATCGCTTCATCGGGCTCGCGAAGGATGATACGGCGATCGTCCAGAAGATCCGGGTCGGTTTCCTGGCCGACTACAAGCGGATCTTCACCGCGCAGAATGTCATCACGGACGTGACGATTACGGGGCCGCTCGGGGTCATCCTCGCAACCACCGGCGTCAGCAGTAATACGAACGGAGCGAAAGTCGCACAAAGCGCTCTCGTGGACATCGCGGCCTCCGGCTTCACGATCAACGACTTCGTTAACTCGGCCTTCTCCACGGTCGGCGCCCGTGTCTTCGTGAAGGTTACGACGAACAATGTGACCGCGTTTCATACTGATCAGACGCAGGTCGCCTTCGGGAAGATCACCGTCGAGTTTCAGCTTGAACCGCTCTCCACTCGCGCCGCTTCCTTCTCCCCTGCGTTTGATCTGGAAATGTGGATCCAGATGGACGGCGCGAAGGTGCCATCAGCGGATGCGACCTACACGGTAGCGGCGGGAACACTCATCGAGAAGGACGTGGATATTGCCCGGCACATACTCAAGAAACAACTGAAGGCCGGTGCACCATCACAGACTCTGGCTTCGGATTGGAACGCGCAGGCGGCACTTGACGGGACGAACATCAAGCACGCCTTCGATCTGCGCGACGTGGGGCCCTCGCTTTCGGACGCTCTCGGGCGGCTGGCCGATGAGTCGCGGTTGAACGTGCTACTCGACGCCGGAACGTGGCGCGCCATCAGAAGGCGTACGCTTCCGCCGGGATACACGGCCGCAGACATCGAGATCCAGGAAGGTCAGACGGTCGGCGGACTCACGATCCAGCCGCGCGGCCTCGAAGAGATCGTGAATGCGGTCAAGGCCCGCTACCAGCGCAACCCGACTCTGGCCGGTGATGAAGGGTTCGAGGGATTGCGCGAGGCATCCGACACAGCGAGTCAGGCCCTCTTCGGGGTGCGCGAGCATGAGGTCTTGTCATACCTGACGATCCTCGATCAGGCGACGGCCACGGATGCCCTGGCCGAGTACCTCCAGGAGATCGGGGACCGGCGCCTGGAGTTCCAGACGGACCTGCCCTATTACGAGGCCTATCTGTTCCAGGTCGGAGACGTGATTCGGGTCCTGTCGCCTTACAAATCGCAAACGGTGAGTGCGCGGATCGTCCGGCTGGAGCGCGATCTCGATAGCCAGGTCACGCGCCTCTCGCTCGTTCAGGTGCCCGGACTGCTCTCCGCGTCGCGCCAAACGCGATTCGACGTGGCCGGGGTGCTCTCGCAATCGAGGCAGACCAAATTTGACGTTGCCGGGGTGCTCTCGCAATCGAGGCAGACCAAATTCGATGTGCTTCGGCAGCCGCCGAACCTCTTGGATGATGGTAGAAATCTTGATGATGGGAGCATTCTCGACTAGGAGCATTTTGTGGCAGACCCCGGCGTGATTTCCGATTGGGATCAGACGAAGCCAATAAATGGAGCGGCCGACACCGCCCTGAATTTCAGAACGGGCTGGGGTGCGATCCAAGATGCTCTTTTCGAAAACGAAGCGAGTTTCGACGGCGGCTTCATCCGCAGCGGACTGATTTCACGCGCATCGGCGACTACGCTCACCGTCACGCCGTGCATGGCCTGGGTCAGCACGACGAAGCGCCTCAAGAAGAAGACGACCTCCACGACTCTGGACATCACGACGAGCGGCGTGGCGGGGCTTGATACCGGCTCAGTCGCGGCGGATACCTGGTATTACATTTGGCTCATTCACGAGACGGCCACGGGCAACATCAGTTTCATGCTGAGCGCGTCGTCCACGACGCCGACGAACCCAACGGGCTGGACCGCCGAGCGGCTGATCGATGCGTGGTGGCGCGGTGACGCCACAACCGGGCTCAAGCCCGGCTATACCCTCGGCGACGGGCGGATGCGCGAGCGCCACTGGGTCGGTGCGTTCGCGGACTCGACGAAGGACAGCCTGTTTCAACTTGAAAACGGGACGGCCACGAGCGCAACCTCGCTCAACCTCTCAACTCTCGGAGGCGTGCCGCCTGCGAACGTGGGCGATAACCTCGTCATCTTCCCGTCACGCATCCGCTTCTACATCCTGAAAACTGGCTCGGGAACGGACGGCCTCTTTACGCTTCAGCACAACACTGTGGTCTCCGGCGATGCGCTGGCGATGCACCTGGCGAAGAACTTCACGCCTTCGGAGCCCGGGCACTTCCTGCTCCCGGACGGACCGACGGTGAAATATAAGGTGAACGCGGCTGGGTTCGCGGCCTATTTCGGGATTGCCTCCTACACGTTCCTAGTCTGATAGGGAGCCAACGTGGCGAACCAGGTTCAGCCGGCCGACGTTCAGATCCTGAAATGCGCGACCGGAATGCCCGCGCCGGACGATACCTCAACAACGATCGGTGGCGCACCCACAGGAACGCAGATCGCGGACGTCTCCGGCGACATCCTCGTGGAGCTCACCGTTAATAAGACGGCGAGCAAGACGCGCTATACGAAGGTCACGATCAAGAACAATCACGGTTCGCTCACCATGACGGAGCCCACGGTCTACCTGGACAACGTGGAGCCGACCGACATCGCATTTGAGCTCGGCAAGGAGAACGCGGCCAACCAGACGACGACTCAGGGAACGGCACCGGCCGGTGTGACATTCACCGCACAGGACGGCACGACTGCCGGGCGGGTGAGTCTCGGGGCGACGCTGGCGGCCAGCGCGTCGGTCGGCGTGTGGATCAAGGTTATCCTCGGGCAGAACGCGACGACTGCCACCGGGCACGTACTCAAACCGAAAGTAGAGTGGGTCTGATGCTGATTCATACGCACGTCTCGACCAACACGGCTGTTCACCCGCCCTCGCGGATGGCCGTCACCATTCCGAGCGCGGACATGATCGAGCCGTCGTGGGACACGGCCGAGGACGGCGTGCGCATCTGCCGGGAGTACGGCGCGAAGCCAGGAGCGCTCATCATCGCCTACCGGACCCTCACGATGCCACTCCAAGGGAGTACCGTCTGTGGGGACGGCCCGTTGCCAGAGTCGGCTTGGCTCCATCACAAGGACGGCAAGCGGTGGAGGGTCATCGAAATTGAGTACGGGCAGCGCCGGGCCGCAAACTCACCTGGAGAGCAGGCGTGGGCCGAGGCGACGGGGTTCCTCAACCCGAAGGATCGGGCGGTCATGGAAGGGGCGCTTGGCGAGCGGGCTAGGCTTCGGGCGCTCGGCTACGCTGGGGTTCGCTACGATGAGACGGTGGTGGGCTGGGGCGCCGGGAACGCCATCGACTTCTCGGACTGCAAGGAGTTCTCCTCCGCCGCCTCCTACGCCTACCAGTTAGCCGCGCTGCTCCGGGAACTGCGCGTGCAGCCGGGCGGGTGGATACAACTCCCGTCCATCATCGACCCTGGGGCGCCCGATGTGTCGGGGATATTCTCGGCCTGCCGTGGAATCTCGACCGAGAACTTCCCAGCTGGGCATGGGCTCACGCCCGAGCGGTGGGCCACGCAGAGCATCCGCGCGCTTGACGTTGACTACGACGCGACCGAGCGGAGCGTATGCGTGAGCGCGGCCATGGCCTCCGCGCTCAGGCGTATCGGAGCGCGGTGTGACGTGATGGCGTTCGCCCGGTTCCCGCTGGGCCTTGGGGCGGTGTCGGGCATGGTGGCCGGATTCTCGGGCAGCCGCGTGTTCTTCAATCTCGACTCCATGCGCGACATGGTAACAGGCCAATTTGTCACTGGGCCGCGATGAACTAGCGGGCGCCATTGGGCGCGCTTTGCGATTTCGTTCTAGGCTAATTATCGCGGCAACATAGCGCGCGACGAGGTTTCTAATGGAGAACCTTCTGCTCGCCTGTATCTATTTCGCCACCGGCTTCATCTGCGGCTGGTATGCCGCGCAATTCTTCTACCGCCAGCGGAGGTCCATCGGTGGGAAAGGGCCTGGCTGACCTCGTTGCGGCCGGTGCTTTGGCGCTCATGTCGATAGGGCTGACCATCTACCTCATCGTCGAAGTGACCTTGCGAGGTCACGAGCCGAATAGCCTTCTCGTCGGGGCGATGGGCGCGATCATCGGCGGCGCGTGGGCGCACCTGCGGATATCCAAGCATCGGCGCAACGGCAAGGGAGCGAAGGATGATCGCGATGCTGGCGCATCTTGAGCGCGCATTCCCGAGCCTCATGGCAACGCTCTACTGGTCTGAGCTCGCGGCGATGGTGGGGGTGCCTCCGTCATCTGAAGAATCGTTCTGGAAGCGGCTATTCGGCGGTGATGGATGATGGCCGACTTTCCCAGGGCCTTCGCGGCCGTCGTCGATCGCTGGGAGGGGCGGCTTTCGCGCAACAGGCTGGACCCGGGCGGCATGACCTACAAAGGCCGCTCCCGCGCATCCCATCCGACGTGGCCCGGCTGGACGCGGATCGACGCGCTGTCCAAGCTGCCTGGGTTCCCGGGCAACCTCGAAGCTGACGTTGAGCTTCAGCGCATGCTCAAGGACTCGTACCGGGCGGGCGAGTGGGGGGACATCCGCGGCTCGGAGATCCCATCGCAGCCGGTCGCAGACGAGATGCTCGATCAGGCGACGCTGGAGGGTCCCGGGACCGCGATCACGCTGCTCCAGTATGCGCTCAACGCCTGCAACAAGGGGGGCGTGCTCTACGCGGACGTGAAGCTGGACGGCGGATTTGGAGACCGAACGATGGAGGCGCTGATCACGGTGCTGGCCAAGGGGCGGGAGAGGACGCTGACGAAGACCCTGAACGTGCTCCAGGGATTCTATCTGCTCGTAGGGCGTGACCTGCTCGACTACCTCAAGGCACACCCGACCCCGGCGTGGCGCGAGGAGTTCTGGAGCGGGTGGCTGGAGCGGATTTCAGTCTGACGGGACGTAGCGCAGCGGAAGCGCATCCGGCCTGGGACCGGAGGGTCGCCCGTTCGATCCGGGCCGTCCCGACCATAGCATCCCTAGCTAGTAGATCCGTAGCCAAGGAGGGCGATCGCCATGCAGGTTTCCGCGCGCACGAAGCGGTCGCCCTCCCTGTCACAGGCCCGTGTGATCGATGTTGTGCCGTCGGTGCCTCGTGGGCATTCTGGGGGGGAAGCGCAGGAGAACCGCGGCCAGCACGGGAGCGGGTCGGTCGTCCGTCAGAGCGATCGGCCCGCTCCTCGTTTGAAGGAAGTCGGCTGGTACGAAACGCAGTTCGCGCTCGGCGACCTCGTAGACGTGCGGCACACGGCGCTGGTCCCTGAAGGCGACGAGGCGCGGGTGATCCCGATCGGGGATGCCGATCTGATCGTGGCACCGGCTTACTTCTGAAAGGATCTACTCTGTAATCATATACCAGTGAGGAGGCCGCATGCCCGCACCGAAGACGAAGCGCCAGAAGCTGCTCGGCTCGACGCTCGCTGGGAAGATGGGGCGCGCCATCCTGCTCGCGGCGCTGCTCGCGGCCGGCGGCGTGGTGGCCGACGAGATCCCTGCCCTCAGACCATACATCGCCATGCTGATCGGCGTGCTGACGACGGGCGTCCCTGTCCTGGCCCCCGCGCCCGAGAAGGCCGCGCCGCCGGCGAACGAGCCCGCGCCGAATCAGATCGACCCGGGCGCGGCAATGAAGAAGGGGTGACGATGCCGACCCCCCAAGCCGCCATCCTCTAGGTGATCACCCTCGAACCCGACGCCCTGTCGGTCATCCGCGCCCACTCCCGGCACGGGGCGCAGGGATACGGGGTTGCCCTCATGATGCTGGCCGAGCTCGAGGCGTGGATCGCGCAGGTGAAGGCGGACGGGCTGCGGCCTGAGGACGCGATCCTGATCCGACTGGCGGTGAGCGGGGAGTGCCAGGGGCCGCGGGCGACGGAAGTGAGCTGATGGCGACGCTTCCCAAGATCCGGATCACGGGCGTCCTTTTCATCCTTTGCGCGATGGGCTTCCACGACGATTGTCCGGGGCATTGGCACGGGGATCGCCTGAGCGTGATGATCTGCTCGTGCATCCACCATAGGCTTCATCGGAGCGCGGTGGAGAACTGAGATGTTCGAGATCCCGAAGTGGTGGCGCCGCCGGTCGTGGCAGGACATCCCCCCGGACCCGTGCTGTCCCGCGCCCCAGACGCCGGAGTCCATGACCCAACCTCCGAATCATGGAGGCTCGCTCGCGGGCCCTGCCGAGAAGACGCCGTCGAAGAGGAAACTCTGGTTCTCGTGGACGTGGAGGTGGTGATGGGACGGTGGCTCGCGCTATTCGCATTCGCCGTCCTGATCGGCGGCTGCTATTGCGGCAACGGTGGCCCGGGCGACTGGGCCGTCATCCGGCACATCGAGTGCTGGCGGGGCAGCGTCCAGACCTATTCGGGCAAACTCATCCTCGATCGGTCGATGACGACGGGGCATGTGGCGCTCTCGACGTGCCCGCCAGAGGATCACGGGTACAGCGCGAAAAGGTGCCGGAGGAACAGCGACGTCTGCATCGTGACGGAGCCGCGCCCCGGAGAGCGGTGGGGCAGGACGCCCGTGCTCCTGGAGGGCGGATAGGGGGAAGCGATGGAACTGTGGAACCGGATCAAGCGGATGTTCGGGCTCGCGGCACCGAAAGTCGTGGACGCCCTAGAAATGGCCATCAAGTTTCTGGCGCCCTATGCGGCGCGGTTCATCTTGGACATGGCCGTCAAGAAACTCGGTGCCACGGCGAAACGGGAGCGGGTTCTCGAACGCCTGCGCGATCAGGCGGCCGCGGCTGGGATCAGGCTGCCCGACTCGATTCTGTCGCTCTCCCTGGAGGCCGAGTATTCGAGGCTCAAGGCCGAAGGGCTGATCCCCGGCAAGGATCCCGGAGCGTTGCTCGCCGCGCTCCCGAAGATCCGGAAGGCGCTGGCGACGAGGACTGGGCCGTGAAGGACGCCCTTCGAGCCACCGCATGGTGGCTCCTGCGGGCGGTCATCTTCCGGATCCCGGTCGTCCGCCGTTTCCTGACGGATCTGGTGATCAGCGTCGAAGGGGGGCTATCCCCCGTCGGGTGCCTCTCCCGGGCCATCACGCAGGCCATCCCGGGCAACCACGACGATCAGATCGCGGCCGAGCTCGTGGAGATCCCCGCCGGCCAGTGGCTCAAGACCCGGGGGTCCCACCTGACCCTCCCAAGCGGCCGGACCCTCCTGGCTGAGTACCAGGCCATCCGGGAGAGCGTGCGGGGGGACTGAGCCGTAGAACGTGGTGTTTCCGCCCCCATGCTCCCCACTACTCAGCCTCGCGCCGCACGCCGATCGCCCAGCACCGGCCAACCTCGTGAGCCGATTCGAACACCTCACTGGGCAAAACGGCGAATCCGGCGTAGATTGCGGCCCCGAAGGTGCCACGGAAGGCCCGGCCAGGCCGCCCTGGTGGGCGCCAGGCTCGCTTGGGGAGCCATGCAGGCCCCAGGCGCCCACCCTTCCGGGGGAACGCGACCTGGGGCCTTTCTGCGCGTTTCCAGTCCACATGCGCCCGGTCCGGCCAGACGGCGATCCCCTGAACCATCTTCCGCGCCAGGTCGCGCGCCGCCGCGCCCGCCGGTTCCTCCTGAAGCATCTCCCGCACGCGCTCCCTGAGCCCGCGCACCCGCGCCTCGGACCATTCGAGCCGCACGCGCGGGCGACGCGCCTCCACCAGGGCCGCCTCCCGATCCCGCTGCGCCGCGCGCAACTCCTCGATCCGGTCCATGAGGGGGCCCGGGTCGCCCCGCCCCGTCTCGATCGCGCGCACGAGCCGGGCCACCTGCCCCGCCAGCGTCCCGATCTCCTGCTCCAGGCGCCGGACCCTCTCCGAGCCGCCGTTCGCCCGACGAAGCTCGATCCGGTTGTAGGTTGCGACCATCCGGCGCACGCTCTCCGGAGTGAGCAGGACGTCGGTCACCACGCGCAGGATCTCCCGATCGAAGTCCGCCATTCGCACGCGCACCCCCGGGCACCCCTGCTTCCCCGCCCGGCGATTGGAGCGGCAGCCGTAGTAGGCGTGGCGGCTGGAGCGGCCCTTCCCCGTCTCGAGCTGGAGCGCCGCGCCGCACAGGCCGCAGCGCAGGAGCCCGGAGAGTAGCCCGCGGCCGCGCACGGCCGGCAGGCCCGCGCAGGTCCTGGCATCAAGCCGCTCCTGGGCGGCGCGCCACGCGGCCTCGTCAATGATCGCCGGGTTGGCCCCCGGGACCGTGACCCATTCCTCACGGGCCTTCATGTTCTGACGCCTGCGCCACCCGCGCCGGTTGAAGATCGCAATCCCGGCGTTCCTGGAATTGCGGAGAATCCCGAGAATCCCGTGACTCGTCCACACCCCGCCCCGCCTTGTCCGCAGCCCATCGGCTGAGAGCGCCTGCGCGATCGCCTTCCCGCCGAGCCCCTCTCCGTGAAGCCGGAACATCCGCTCGACGGTGGGGCCCTCGGCCGGATCGATCTCCAGGCGCGCCTTCGGGTTCCCGGCTTCATCCTTCACCGCCACGAATCGGAAGCCGAAGGGAGCATTGCCACCGTTCGCGTAGCCGCGCCTGGCGTTCTCGATCATGCCGCGCAGTGTCACCCGCGAGAGGGCGCGCGAGTAGTATTCGTCGATCACCTCGAGGATCGCTTCTTGCAGGAACCCGCCCTCGTCGTCCTGGCTGATTTGCTGGGAGGCGTAGAGGACCTTCACTCCGCGGCGGTGGAGGACGCCCTTCATGACCACGGCGTCTTCGCGGTTCCGGGCGAAGCGGGAGGTGTCGTAGCAGAGGAAGGCCTTCACGCCGGGCGTCTCCAGGCAGTAGTCGATCGCGCGCTTGAACGCGGGGCGATCGGCCGTGCGCGCGCTCTCGCCGGCGTCCTCGAACACCCGCGCGATCTCGAAGCCCTGATCGGCGGCGAACTTCCGGATAGCGGCGAGCTGGGACGGTAGCGACAGGTCCTTTTCGGCCTGGCGGTCGGTGGAGACGCGGAGATAGGCGATCGCTTGCTTCATGCTCAAACCCACGGTTGACTCGGCCCCGGGACCGTGTTAGGTAGTGGCACCGCCTTGTCAGCCCAAGGCCCGCCTGGATCGCCAACCCATCGTTTCCGCCGGGGAATCCCGATGGTCCTCTCTCCCAAGGATCGGCTGATCTTTCCCCTCGATGTTCCCGATGTCCGGGAAGCCCGCCGCCTCATCGAACTGCTGAAGGACGAGGTCGGGCTGTTCAAGATTGGGCTCCAGCTTTTCACCGGCGAGGGCCTCCGCGCAGTTGGTCAGATCGCCAGCGAGCGCCCCACAGGGATCTTCCTCGATCTGAAGATCTTCGACATCAGCAACACGGTGAGCAGCGCGGCCCGCCAGCTCCACGGGATGGAGATCGCTTTCCTCACCTTCCCGGCGGACCAGGGGCGAGCGGCCCTCGAGTCCGTCGTCAAGAACCGTCCCATCCCGGGCAGCAAGGTACTCGCCGTAACGGTCCTCACGAGCCTTGACGAAGAGGGCATGCGCGAGGTGGGGATGTCCAAGTCGGTCCAGGAGGTCGTTCTGCTGCGCGCCGAGCTCGCGCGCGACGCCGGGTGTGACGGGGTTGTGTGCTCCGGCCTCGAGGCGCGCGCCGTCCGCGAGAGGATGGGCCCGAAGTTCATCGTCGTCTGCCCTGGGATCCGACCCTCCTGGTACCGGGAACCCGATGATCAGCGCCGGGTCACGACTCCGAGTGAGGCAATAAGGAACGGCGCCGATTACGTAGTGGTCGGTCGGCCAATCCGACTCGCCAAGGATCCAGCCGACGCGGCGCGGCGCGTTGTCAGTGAGATCGCGGAAGCTCTCCAGTAGAGAGCCCACGCGGAGCAGACAGCTTGATCTAGGAGCTAACCCACCCGTGCTCGGGATCGGGGACGAAGATCATCGCCCCGACATGGGACGTCACCATCTTTCCGTCCGGGCCAGTGCCATGCCTCAGGCCCTCCCACTTCACGAGCCATCCGCCAGGCACGCTCACACGTTGATGCGTATCCATCTGTGCCGCTGACGGCGTCGGCGGGTCAATCCTTTCCCATCTCAGTTCGACTGCCATTCTTTTACCTCCATGCCCCCCTCGGTGATTTCCCGCGCGCCCTTGCGTTCCCACTACGGTGACTTCGTTCCCCGCATACCGGTGTATGGATTGACGTTCCCGTTGGTGGACCAATTGTCGAGCATGGTAGAGTTCGGTGCTATCCTCATGTGCGGCTGCACGTAGGTTCCACAGGCTGCATATAAAACGAGGGTGCTTCATGGGGGGCTCCGCTAATTTGCTGTCATCTAACCATCAGCTACACATTCCACGCGGGCGTGCACGTATGGAATGCACGATATAGAAGCTTCAGTTCTCGGGCTTGAGCAGCGCTTCATAGTAAGCTCGAGCAACGGCCGCATATAGTTCAAAAAAGGCCGTGGTGAGCTCGGAACGTTGTGAGCTAGAGAGTCGTTCGATCCGCTCTGCATATGTTCCTTCCCCGGAAGTGAGCGCATCAATCTTATCCAAATAGACCGCGCTCCTATCTGGCAACGGATCGTCCGGACGCATTCTGAACGCAAGATTGAATTCGTTCATTGCAAATGCCAATCGCTCACCAACAGAAGTGTTAAGCGACATCAGGGACCTTATTGAGGCGCCAAGCTTCTCGTACTGATAGCCGTGTTTTATTGACATCGAGGCCACTGCTCCTTCATCGTCCGCAGGATACCCGCCTCCGCCCACGCGAAGATCTGGTTGAGGCGCGTCCGCCGCTCGTCTTCGCTGATCGAATCAGGCGAGTGATGGTAGTCTCCGATCCTCGCCTTCCCCTCCGCCACTCGTGCTATCTTGCGCTGGATGACCCGGCAGCGGCCGCGCTTCAGGCCGTAGCCGGTCTCCCGTTCTATCCGCCCATGCCAGTCGAGGAACTCTTCCCACCGATCCGTCTTGTCAAGGGTGGCGAGAATGAGCGCGCCGATCGAGAGAAGAGCCTGCTTCGTCTCGCGTCCCGAGAGCGCCTTCCGGTTGTCCTCCATGAAGGCGAGCATTTCAAGAGAAGCCTCAAAACCCTCCCGATAGAGCCTGCCTGCGATCACCGCCTGCGCGAGGTAGAGCCATGTCGGATGGGCCAGGAGCGCGCGGAAGCGGGGAAGGGTGAGCGCGGTCGGGAAGAGTCCGCTGCGGGCGAGAATTATGGGAAGCACAGATTCATTCCTCGATGCTGAAACCCCACGCTTCACCATACCTAGCCAACTTCTTTCCGGAGTATCCGTCATAGATATTCACATGAAGCCCTGGCGAAACGCAGCGCTGGAGCGCCACCGCGATCATCTTCTTTTCCTGAAGGGTCGAGGCGTACCACTGCCGTGACACGTACACGTCGTAGCCATCGGGGCTTACTTGCATGATGAAACCCATGCGCTTCATATCTTCGATCGGCTCGCGCCCTCCTGGAGGGCACGGCGTTTTGGTTACCCGCGCGGGTGCGCTCTGTCGATTATCCGTGCTGTCGCTGCTACATTTCCCAATCAGAAGCAGAAGGGCAATTCCACCAAAGATGAGAGTCCCACAACCAGGCCCGGTTTTCTTATCGCCAGTTGTCAAGAGAGTTTTCCCGTCTCCTATCGCCGTCTTCTCACATCCACCACCCGCATCATCTTCCGAATCTCAGACCTCGGAACCACGATCGGCTCGTAGGCCGGGTTCACGGATTGAAGGATCAGCACGTCGCCCTTCGGGTAGACCGCCTTCAGGTACGCCTTCCCGTCCCGCATCTGCACGAGGGCTTCATCGCCTGTTCTCACCCGCGCGAGCCTCGGCGAAATGATCACCACGTCGCCGTCCCGAAGAGAAGGGACCATCGAGTCACCGCGGACTCGGAGGGCGAAGGCGTGGGGATCCCGCAGGTCCGCATTCCCGGCCACGTACTCATCCCCACCACCGACGGGCAGGCCCTCGTCCGTCCAGGCGATCCGCGAGGGACCAGCGGAGACGTGGCCGATGATGGCGATCATGCTGGGATCACCGGCTTCCCGGACGAGGCTTGCTCCATCGTTCCCATAGAGAGCCGCCCTTAAGATCCCTGATGCGCCCAACTTTTCACATAATCGTCGAAGCAGCTTGAGCGACGGCTTTCCACGGCCATTTTCTATCATGCTCAACCAGACTTCCGAAATCCCTAGAGTTTCCGCCAAGCTGGCCTGTGATATGTCAGCCTTCTCCCGCGCATCGGCTAGGAGTTGCCCGAGCTTTTCCAAAGGGATCTGGTAGTCCTGATCCATGAAACTCCCGCTTTATGTACGCCCACAACCTCCCCCAAACTCTAGGTTTTTTCAACCGAAAGAATTTATTTAAGTTTCCGCTTGACAGGCCGAAACGAAAGTCATAGTCTCGCTTTAACCTAAACTGCTGCTTTATCCCGAGGCTCACCGGATGCGGACTCCCTTGAAAGCCTGGCTCGAAGAAAAGGCGGTCACGAACCGCGAACTGACGCGGCGCGTGAGCCGGATCCGAAAACGGAAGATCACCGAGCAGCGCATCGGGCAGATCGCCTCCGGGGAAAGTCCCTCGCCGTCGCTTGCCCGTGCGATTGCAAGGGCCACCGGACTTTCGGAATTGGATCTCCTATATCCGAAGAACGTTCCTGCCGTCCCGAAGCAGCCCGAGGCCCAGCCATGAGCGCGATTTCGCTCCACTGTGATTGTGGCGCCGCGTTGATCCTGCGTGCGCCGGATGCCGACAGACTGATCGCCGCCATAGATGCGAGCGGTTGGAGGGATCGGCCCACGTCCGATCTCTGCCCAAAGTGCAGGGCAACTTATGAAGAGGCCACGCCATGACGCGCTCATTCGCGCCGCCCGAGCCGGGCTTCGTCCTCGTCTATCAGGACGGTCGCCTGTATCCCGTGGCCACGTTCGGCCCGCACGAGTTCGCCCGTGCTATCGCGGAGGCACGCATGCACCGGCTCTCGAAGCTCACAGACATCCGAAACAGCCGCGGGGTGCCGGTCTGGTTCGGCACGAACGGGGCGAATTGATGATTCGGATCAACCAGCACGGCCTCTACCGCTACGTCCCCGGCCCGGGGTTCGTGCTCTGGCAGCGCATCCCCTCAGCGCTGGACTTCCGGCGCCCGGACGCACGAATGGGGAGACGGTCCCCGGAACGGGACGCACCTCCCCCGGCGGCGAGCATGGGCCCTCCGGCCGAGAAAGTCTCAACAAACCTTTGCGTATAAGTCGGGATTGACAATGCCCCGAGTCGCCAGCCATGCCGCAGATCGAACCCGCGCTGCTCGCATCGAGCACCTGGGCGAGCCGGACCCGCAGGGCGAGGCGATGGACGACTTCCTCCAAACCCTCGCGGTGGACGTGGAAGAGGGGCGACTGTGCAGCGAGTGTTTTGGGGCGGTGAGTAATCACCGAGTTTATTGCGGAACGGTTAAGACATGAACGGCTTACAAATTCCTCAATTACAAAACACACAAGATCGCGCGATCATGTTCGCTAGATTTTGGTCAAAGGTGAGAATTGTCGCCGCAAACGATTGCTGGCTGTGGTTGGGTTGTAAGGACAAGTCAGGATATGGCCGATTTCGCGCCCGCGCGGCAAGCGAGGTCCGCTACGCACATAGAGTTGCTTATACCATTGCTGTGGAACCAATTCCTGATGGCGTCCTAATTTGTCATCGTTGTGACAATCCGCCGTGCTGCAATCCTAGTCATCTGTTTATTGGCACGCACGCAACCAATAGTCTTGATTGCGTCGTTAAAGGACGCAGTAATCACGGAGAACGCAATCCTAATGCTCGCCTGACAATAAATATGATCGAAAGGATCCTGGCTTTGTTGGCGGATGGTAAATCGCCGGTCGAGGTTGCGTCACTAGCGCGGGTGACTCCTGACACAATCTATCTCATAAGAGCTAAAAAAATATGGCGTAGAGAAATGCAAAGCATCGGAATGCTCACGCCGTACCGTGCAGGGGGATGATCTGTGAAGCTGCCCACCCTCTCCGACTTCAAGGCGGTTCTCGCAGCGCCGTTCTCCTGCCCGTGGTGCAACCAGGAAGATGGAACTCATTCGCCGGGCTGTCCATCGCTCGGGGACGAGGAAGAGGAGGACGCATGATCCACCCCGACGTGATCGAAACGCTCACCGCCTACTGGCGCACGGGCAGGCGCACCGGCGACTTCATGCGCGCCGTGCTGGCAAACGATCTGTTCGGCGCGTTCGGTCGGGCTGACCGGGAGAACCGCGCGACGCTCGGGGACATCGTCGCGTGGATCTGGGAGCGCCTGCCCGCGAAGTCCTACGGCTCCTACGAGGCCGTGGACATGTGGATCGAGCAGCGCGGGCTTGAAGGAGAGGGGGGCGCTCATGCTCAGGAGTGACCGAGAACAGGTACACGGCGATTTCAGGCGCGACGTGGACAGCCTCGCGCCCGTCGGCGGCTGGTTCGCCAACGTGATCATCCCGCTGTTCGCCGCGATCTCGTGGGCCGCGATCGTCGGGCTCCTGGCGCTCGCGTTCGCCGTGCTGGTGCGGACATGAGCAAGATCATCCGCGTCACCAACCAGACCGAGTTCGAGAAGGCGCTGAAGGCGAATGGCTCCGAGATCCACCTGGCCGACAACGGGATCTACTCCATCAGCACCGGCGAACACCTGATCATCGTTGACGCCGGCTTCTCACCTACGGTCGTGGCGTGGGGGTCGTCGAGCCCGACGGTCGAGGCGTGGGAGTCGTCGAGCCCGAGGGTCGTGGCGCGGGAGTCGTCGAGCCCGAGGGTCGTGGCGTGGGGGTCGTCGAGCCCGACGGTCGTGGCGTGGGAGTCGTCGAGCCCGAGGGTCGTGGCGTGGGGGTCGTCGAGCCCGACGGTCGAGGCGTGGGCGTCGTCGAGCCCGAGGGTCGTGGCGTGGGGGTCGTCGAGCCCGAGGGTCGTGGCGTGGGGGTCGTCGAGCCCGAGGGTCGTGGCGTGGGGGTCGTCGAGCCCGACGGTCGAGGCGCGGGGGTCGTCGAGCCCGAGGGTCGTGGCGTGGGAGTCGTCGAGCCAGAGGGGTTCCGTTGGAAAATTCGCAGTGATCGTCGGGCAGGCTCTGGACCGAGCGAAGATCAATATCCCAGGTCTGATCGTGCTCCCAACGCCCAAGATCGAAACGGCGTCCGATTGGTGCGACTACTACGGCGTTTCGGTCGAGGGGGACATCGCGATCCTCTACAAGGCCGTGGGGGACGATTACCGAAGCCATCGCGGTTTTCTCTATCAGCCGGGAACGCGCGTCGAGTGCCAGGATTGGGACGGCGGTAAGGAAGAGTGCGGGGGCGGGCTCCACTTCTCACCTTCGCCCGGAGCCGCTCTCAACTTCAATCCAGACGCGAAGCGCTTCATGGCCTGCCCCGTCGCTCTCGCCGACATCGTGGTCCACAAGAACGCCGAGTATCCCGCAAAGATCAAAGCACAGCGCAGCTGTGGGCCGTGCTTGGAAGTGGACATCGACGGGAACAGGATCGAGCAGAAGGAGAGTGCGGCGTGACGCCGTGTCAGGGTCCTCACTGGCCCCTCAACGCGAAGCCCCAGGCACGTTTCAGGTCCGTGAAGCCGAAGGCGTGGAGCCTCTGTGCTGACTGCGCGTTCGCGGCATTTCTCGGAGGAGCGCACATCGTTCCGCTCCCCCCCCATTTCGGTCCCCGCGGAAACGAGGACCGAGGCCGAGGCGCTAGGGCTCATGGGGATCTAGCGCCCCGTGCTCTCTGATCCTCGGGGGATAGCCATCCCACGCGAGTGGACGTCCAGGCCCTCGCGTTGACCCCGGGGATCAGTGAGGACGGTCGCGGCATCGCATACGGGAACGTGCAACGTCGCCGGAGGGTCCGGTGGCCGGGGCCGTCTACTTTGAGGATAAGTATGAGCGGCATGACGCCATCGCAGCACGAGATCGGTTACTTCCTGTCTCGTTTCGATAAGCTGGACGCCGAACAGTGTTGGCTCTTGAAATCAACGGGGCATAGCAATTATTACGGCGAAGTTCGGGTAGGCGGAAAACGGGAAGGCGCGCACAGATTTTCCTATCGCTACTTCTTCGGTCCAATTCCGGATGGTCTTCAAGTCCTACATCGTTGTGATACGCCGCCCTGTGTAAATCCTAGCCACCTATTTTTAGGAACCCAAGCCGACAATATGATCGACAGGGATCGTAAGGGGCGTGCCCGCACGCCGCACGGCGAGACGGCCGGCCCATCCAAACTGACACCGGATCAGGTGCATTCAATCCGCTCTCTATTCCGTGAAGGAAACCTCAGCAACGCTGCAATCGGGAGGCGCTACGGAATTACGCGTGAAGCGGTTTGCCTGATTGGGCTAGGCAAGAATTGGCGTCATCTACCGGAGGCAACATGGCCATAAAGATTTTGAGGAAGGGCCTGCCCGTCCTTGGCAAGGTGAAAATAGGCGGCTTGAATTACGAGAAGCCCTTCAAGGGCAAGTCGGACGGGCTCACGCACTACCCGCCGATGAAGTGGGACCACTTCAAGATTTTCACGACCGAGAAGGACCAGAAGGGTGCGCCGGTACTCGACGGCGGGATCATGGAGCAGCTCGGCGAGAAGCCCACGGAGCTCGACATCGTTCTGCCCTTCGATGATCCGGAACTGTGCTTCCGGACGGAGCTCGGCTACTACCGGGGCGGGACGCGCTACTGCTTCGGGGACGGCGAGAAGGCCTTCCGCCTCGAGGTGCGCGGAAAGAACGGCAACCTTCCCATCTACGGCGAGCGCAAGCCCCACCTTCCATGCGGGGAGACCTGTGAGGACTTGGTGTCCCGCCGGTGCAAGCCCTCTGGAACGCTCTCCTTCCTCCTGAAGCAGCAGCCCTTCGTGGGCGGCGTTTACGTTTTCAGAACCCACGGCTGGCGTAGCGTCGCGAATATCCAGGAGTCGATCAACGCGATCCTGATGGTGACCCGCGGACTGCTCGCGTGGATCCCGCTCAAGCTCTCCGTGCAGATGGAGATGGTGCAGCCCAAGGACGGCGGCGCCGCGCAGCTCGCGCCGATCGTGAAGCTATTCTTTCCAGGCTCGCCGATCGAGCTCTTGGGCGAGCGGAAGAAGCTGCTCGAGATCCAGGGACCGCTCCAGGCCGAGATCAAGCGTCTGGAGGCAGGGCTCGTGAATCAGCCCGCGCCAGAACCGACGGCGGAAGAGGCGGCGGAGATCGAAGAGGAGTTCTACCCGGAGAATGCGGTGGCTCCCACGGCCGCGCCGGGGAACGGTGACGGCGGCTTCCTCGACACGGCCGGCGGCGAGGCCCCGCCCGAACCGGAGCCCCCACCCGCGAAGAGCGCGGAGACGCGGAAGGAGTCCACCCGACGGGCCGCGCAGCGATCGGCTGAGCCGAAGGTCGCGCCCGCCCAGGACGAGCCGCCCCCCCTCGACGACGGAGACCTGTTCTAGATGAACGCCACCGACACTGGCCTCATGGCCTTCAGCTATTCACGATTCAATACCTTCGACCGCTGTCCTCTTTGGTTCCGGCTCCGCTACATCGACCGGATTCCAGAGGCCGACTCAGCCCCGCTCGTCACGGGCCGGATCGCGCACGAAGTCGCCGAGGCTTACGGGAAGCACTGCATCGGGAATGGCGTGGCGACGGACTTTGCCTTCTTCGATGATCTCGCGCGCCGGGCCTGCTCGGATGCGCCGGCGGAAGTCGGGGCGGATCTCCGGGGGATCCTTGACACGATGCGGGACACGATCTCGTTCATCGAGGGCCCGGCGTCTCGGATCGAGGAGGAGCTGGCCTTCGATCGGGAGTGGCGGCCAGTCGCGTGGGACGACCCGGCCGTGTTCTTCCGCGCGAAAATCGACAAGCGGATGACGACGGACGAAGGGGTCATCGTTTGGGACTTGAAAACTGATCGCCGCATTCCCCCTGCCTCCGACCTTCCGACGAATCCGCAGCTTCGGATCTACGCCTATCTCGTCACCCTGCTCGACCCGGACGTCCAGTCGATCACCGTCGTTCTGTTTTTCGGGCGTTACGGTCGCTCGCAGTCCTGGACGTTCACCCGCGAGGAGGCGGAGAGCTACGGGAAGGAAATCGAGCGGAAGGCCGAGCGGATCGAGGTGGAGATGGAGTGGACCCCGCGGCTTGGGGAAGCGTGCCGGATCTGCCCGTACACGGCGCGGTGCGAGGCGTTCCAGTCGGCCTACGCGGGAATGGATTTCCTCGTGCGCGACGAGGAGCACGCCCGCGAGCTCGCCGCGCGTCGCGAGGCCGTGGGCGCCGCCTACGATCTGCTCACGGAATCGCTCAAGGCCCACGTCGAGGCCCACGGCCGGATCGCGCTCCCTGACGGGCGCGTGCTTGATTTCGTCCCGGGAACGAAGGTGACGTTCGAGGACGTGCGGGCTGTCGTCGCGTTCCTCCGGAAGGAACTGGGAGACGATCTCGCGTGGGCGGCGCTGTCCACGACGAAGACGCAGGTCACGAAGGTGATCCGGAAAGCCAAGCGCAAGGACCTGATCGACGCCGCGCTCGCGCTCGGGACGGAGACGCCGACGACCACGTTCAAGATCGCGAAGAAGGGCGAGGAGGGGGAGGAAGGGTGAACCTCAAGTTACATCCGATCGTTCACCTCTTTCCTCGCATGCCGAAGGAGGAGTTTGACGAGCTGGTCGCGGACATTCGCGCGCACGGGCTCAGGCGCCCGCTTCTAGTTCACCACGGCCAGATCCTGGACGGGCGCCACCGATGGGAAGCTGCGGAGAAACTCGGGATCGATTGCCAGACCGAGGAATGGGACGGGCGGGGCTCGCTTACCGACCTGGTGATCTCGCTCAACCTCAAGCGTAGGCACCTGAACCAGAGCCAGAAGGGGACGGTCGTTGTAGGGGCCGAGAAATTCTATGCGGAGGAATTAAAGGCAAACCAGCGCCTATCCCAAGGACGCGGGAAAAAAGGTGTGGCAGGAATGCCACCCCTTATTCGAGGCAAAGCGCGTGATCACGCGGCCAAGAAAATTGGCGTGAGCCCTCGCTATGTCCAGGACGCGAAGGCAATCCAAAAGCGCGCGCCGGAACGGTTCGAAGAGATCAAGGCCGGGAAGGCGACCATCTCACAGGTGAAGCGGGACCTTTCTCGCGCAGATCGGATCGAGAAACTAGTCCCGAAGTCACTTCCCCCAAGCGGCGAAGATCGGCGCGTCCCCCTCCTCCTCGCCGATCCGCCGTGGCGCTACGAACATGTCGTCACGGAGAGCCGTGCGATCGAGAACCAGTACCCGACCATGAGCCACGACGAAATCAAGGCCTACCCGGTGGCCCGGCTCGCAACCGACGATGCGGTCCTGTTCCTGTGGGCTACGAGCCCGAAGCTGGCCGAGGCGCTCGAAGTCATGGCGACCTGGGGTTTCACCTATCGGACCTCGCTCGTGTGGGTGAAGGACAAGATCGGGATGGGCTACTGGGCGCGGCAGCGCCACGAGCTACTCCTGGTCGGCACGCGCGGCAATCCTCCCGCACCGGAACCTGCGAACCGGCCCGACTCGGTGTTCTCGGCGCCACGTGGCCGACACAGTGAGAAACCGGCCATCGTCTACGAGATCCTCGAAAGCCTGTATCCGGAATGGAAGGACAACCGAAGAGAGGTCTTCGCGCGGTCCAAGCGAGATGGCTGGTTGTGCTTGGGTAACGAAATATGAATGGCGATGTTCGTTCCGTGATTCACGACTTCACAGAGCGCCTTGAGTTCTCTGCCAGGTTGAGCGACGAGGGGAATTGGATGGACTTCTACCGTCGCCTTTGGCCGGAGATGCTCTCCTGTGTACGCATCGACGCGGATAGCAAGTGGCAGCGTGGCGGCGTGGACCGGATGATCCTTCTGCCAGACAGCAAGCAGATCCTGATCGACGAGAAGAAACGCGAAAAGGACTACGGCGACATCCTGATCGAAGAGTGGTCGGTTTTCTACGGCGACGCAGATCCGCGCAACAAGATCGGCTGGACGCTCGACAGGAAGAAGGTCTGCGATTACGTCGCCTATGCCGTCCTTCCTTCGAGCCGCTGCTACCTGCTCCCAAGCGAAATTCTGCGCCTTGCGGCAGAGCACAACCTTGGAAAATGGAGAGCGGATCGGAGCAAGTATCCGAAGGACGCGAAGAACAACGGCTACGTCACCCGGAACGTGGCAGTTAGTTGGCCGGATCTGCGCCGCGCGATCTGCGAGCAGATGTTGCGGCGATATGGAGACTCGAACGGATCGCCTTTGCCGATGCCCGTCGAGTTCCGCACTCAACTCAACTTCAACTGGTGAGCTTCGATGGAACTAACCACGATCCGCCTCAAGGATTTCCTCTCCCACCGCGACACGATCCTCACCTTCGGCACGAAGATCCAGATCGTGCATGGGGCGAACGGTGCGGGGAAGTCGAGCTTGATAGACGCAATCGCCTACGTGCTTCTCGGGGAGCCGCTCCGCGCCGAGCTGCTCAAGAAGGAACACGGCGAGCTGATCCGCCACGGCGCGAAGGAAGCGACCGTCGAGCTTTCCCTGCCAGGCCTTCACATCGTCCGGACGATCACAGCCACCACGCGCACCCTCACACTGGAGCGGAACGGCGAGCCCGTCGTGGGCGGGCAGGATGCGTTGCAGCAAGTCGTCTACGACGCGCTCGGCACGTCCGCCCAGGCCCTTCGCACGGCCATCGACTCCGAGCGGTTCCTGCACCTGTCCCCGGCCGAGCGGAAATCGCTCCTGTTCGGGCTGGCGAAGGAGCCGTTCACGGCCGTGACGATTGCCGAGCGACTTCGGCGCGCTCTTGGGTCTGGCGATTCCGATCTGCCGGTGGGCGGAGTCGCCGAGCTCGCGGCCGCGCAGGGCTTCCCAGCCGCCGAGAAGCACGCCGTCGAGCAGCGCCGCCAGGCCAAGCGCGACGCCGACGCGCAGGAGGACGTGCTGAGCCACCTGCCCCCGGCCATGTTCGCCACGGCCGCCGGCAAGACAATCTCGCTCGAGAACGTGAAGCCCGAGGCGGTCGCCGAGCAGGTGGCGAAGCTCGAGGACGAGCGGGACGCCCTGGTCGAAGCCCGCGGGGCCCGGGCCCAGGCCGAGCCCGAGGACGTGGAGGCGCTCGAGAAGCGGGCAGAGGAGATGGCTGTCCGCTCGTGCGTTCTGCGCGGCGAGCAGGCGGGTCTCAAGGGCGGGCGGTTGGCCGACGAGATCCCGGCCCTCATGAGGGAGCGGGACGCTGCGGCGCACGCGCTCGATCTGGCCAGGCGCTCCCTGGCCGAGGCGCAGGCGGAGCTCAAGGCCACGCCGGCGGACCCGGAGCCGCAGGCCGAGGGCTGCGCGGCCTGCGGGCGGGCCTACGATGCCGACGCCCTGGCAGAGGCGAAGAAGCGGCACGCGGGGGTGCTACAGGGCCTCTCCGACCGGCGCGAGCGGTGGGGACTGGCGGTGAAGATGGCGCAGAGCACGCTCGCCGAGGCCGAGCAGCTGTGCGGGAGCGCGCAGGAAGCCCTCGATCTCACCGAGAAGGGGACCGGACGCGCGAAGGAGATCGAGCGGGAACTTGCCCTGCTCGCCGAGGAGAAGCCGCGGCTGGGCGAGCGGATCGCGGCGGCGAGGAAGGCCCTAGCGGCGGCGCGTGCCGAGGATCCCACGCCGAAGATCGAGCGGCTTGACGCGCGGATCGCGGAAGGGCGCCGGATGGTCCGGGCGGTCGAGGACTACCTGGCCGGGCGCGAGCGGTCGGCCGCGGCAAAGGCGGTGATCAAGGGGGCCCTCGCGCGCGCCGAGCTTTACGACGCGCTTCAGAAGGCCCTCTCGTCTTCAGGCATCCCGGCCGACATTGCGCGGGAGACGATGGGGCCGGTGCGCGAGCGGATCGACGAGGCTGGGAAGAAGCTCGGGCTCGCCGTCGAACTGACTGACGACTGCGAGGTCCTGATCGAGGGCCGGGACGCGCGGCTCGCCTCGAAGTCGGAGCGGCTGCGAGCCGGGATCCTCGTGCAGCACGCGGTCTGTCAGGCGGCCGGGCTGCGGCTGCTCCTGCTCGATCTCGATGTGACGCTTGACCCCGAGATGAAGAAGCTGGTCAACGCGACGGTGGCGGGGATCGCGGGGGCCTACGATCGCGTGATTATCCTGCTCACGATTACTGCCGAGGGTGTCCGGGCGAGCCGGGGCCAGATCACGAACTGGATCATCTCGGGCGGCGACGTGGAGATGGTTGAGAGGGAGGCGGCGTGAGAGAGAACGAGCCGACCTGCACCTTCGAAGACTGCGAAGCCATCGCGGAGAGCCCGAAGGCGATCCTCGTAAAGTTCCCGGGCGGTGACGGGCCGGAGGGCGAGCACTGGGTTCCCAAGAGTCAGATCCACGACGACTCGGAAGTCTACGAGGCCAGCGGGGCCGGCACGCTCGTCGTGAGCGAGTGGCTCGCGAAGCAAAAGGGGTGGGCATGACCCGCGCAGCCTTGGCGAGAGCGGCCCCGAGCCCGAGCCGGCGGGCTTCGAACAAGAGGCACGACGGTCCCTGTCACGGCCGCGACCCGGAAGGCCACGGGCATCGGTTCTGCGAGTTCGGGAAGGTATGGGCTCCGTTGTTTGAGGAGTACGAACGGTGGCAGGCCGAGCAAGCCGCGCTCCCTCCGTGGGAGCCGTGCCTGTTCTGCGGCGTGCCGTGTCGGGCGGGTAAGGCGCACGGGTGCGCGGAGACGGAGCGGGGTGAAGGGGGGTGAGGCATATCACAGCGCGACTATGTACCCAATGCTGGCACTATCACACGGCAAGCGTGGTCTGCATATTACGCCGCCCTCCGGTGTGAGCGGTGGGCCATGAGAGAGATGGACCGACACCGAAACACCAGCGGTGCTGGCAGGACCCGACCCGTTGCCACACGGCAACCGCATCGGCCTTCGGTCCTTCTCTCTGACGGTCACGGCGGCGCTAGGAATTAGGGGAACGACTGTTCACCCCTAACGAAACCATGAGGCCGGTAGTGCCAATGCGCCCCGGCTCGTGACCGTCTTCAACGAGGAGGAGCGATGACCTGGGAGGAGGAGGCGAGGGCGCTGCTGGAGCGGGCGGCACGTCTCAACGCCGACGCTACGGCAAAGTGGATGTCTCATGCGATGACAGGTAATGAGGCGATCTACAGCGTGCTTATCACTTTGGAGCAGGATATCCGCGCCTTTCTCGCCAAGCCGCGCGATAGAAACACAACTCCCGGTGGCGGTCAATTCCCCGACACGCCAGGCCCGTCTCCTCCGATAAAATCGCCAGAGCCTGAGATACCACAGGACATAGCGCGGGATGCGGTGGAGGTGTGCCGAGAACTATTCGAGGAGCAGACGCAGAACTGGAATCTTGCCCGCTCCGTCGTCGAGCGGATGGAGTAACGATGAGTGAGTCGAATATTATCACACAAATTGACGACCTCATCCACCAAGCCGAAACCGAGCGCAGCCACTACTACACGGCCAATACGCTTAGGATCGCCCGTGTACACTTACTCCGCTCCGAGAGAACGGCGCGCGAGCGGGATGCGCTGCTGAAGGCGGCTAAGATCGCCGCTAGAACCCTCTTTGACTTCGAGCGCGCTCTGCGCATATTGCGGCACGATATGGCTGCTAAAGCGGCAGCCATCGCAGGAGTCGAAACTGAGAAAGCCATCGCCGCGTGCGAGAAGGAGACTTGATGAAGCCCGGAACTCATATTCGACTGCCAGACGGACGTAAGGCTACAGTCGTTTATAACGGGCTTGATGGGGTTGGCATCAAGTGGGGGATACACAATCCAGATCCTTCTATCTTTGATGGCACAACAGGTGGAATGTTTGATGATGTTACTCGTCTCGGGATCGATAGGGGCACGTTCGAGTGGTTCCCCGATGCGATGCTGCGTGATCCTTATCTGTCAGCGGATTTGCCATGTGTAGGTGAGTCCTACACCATCATTGATGGCTAAGCCAGTTCCGTGCGAGAAGGAGGACGGATGAGCCGGGCGGCGAAAAAGGCGGCTTTCCAGTGGGATGACCATTCATTCCGGCACAGGGATTGTTCAAGTGATTGCTTCATGGAGATCATCGACGCCGCCCTCGCCCCCGAGCGGGAAGCGGCGCGGAGGTTGAGGGATACGGCGTTCTCCGTATTGAACACGACGGCTAACTGGAAGAACGGCGACCTACGCGAAGCCATCGCCCACTTCGACGCGGTGACTGAAAATGAGTGACCTTCCGGTGAGTGTCTTGAGGCGCTTCATGTTGAAAGTGGTCAATAATGGGAACTGCTGGGACTGGATTGGCGGCAAGATGACGCGCGGATATGGGAACTTCTCAATCGAAGGCCGACTACATGGAGCACACCGCGTCTCATGGCAGCTATTTCGCGGTCCTATACCTAGCGACCTGTGGGTTTTGCATCTTTGTGATAGGCCGCAATGTGTAAACCCGGAACACCTGTTTCTAGGCAATCATAAAAACAACATGGAAGATTGCGCCAAGAAGAAGCGTACCCGCAATGGACGCACACAATCCGATATTCGTCCATGTGGACATATTAGAAGCGCGGAAACTACCTACGTTGCAAGCCCACGTTCAAAACATTGCTGGCCATGTCTCCGCGTTTACTGGCGCGACCGTTATTACATACGAAAAGCAGCGGTGATGAAGGAGGAGCCTTGACCGAGCCAAACTGGAAAGCCATCGCGGAGCAGGCGGTGGAGGCGCTGCGATTGTGGGTAAATAACGGGCTGCACAGCGGACCGATAACTGGGTCTAGTAGACTTGCCATCGCCGCCTACGAAGCCGCCACGCACAAGCCGGATGCGGCGGAGAGGGCGATGACCCGAATTTATGATCCGAAATACCACGCGCACATAAGAATGGGCGAAACTTGGAATTCATGGGGAGCGAAAATTATCCGCGAGGAGTACGCCCGCGACCTCGCCGAGCGCGACGCGAGGGACAAGGAGCGGGAGGAGGCGGTAATGCACTTTCACGACGTCGCCGGGAAGATCATCGGGCTGCGCGCGGGATCTGGATATTCGGCGGTATGTTCCCGGCTCGCCAGGGCCTTCGGGTGGGAGAAGTGAGCGCACTCCCCTATCAGACCACGAAAGTCCCGGTTGCGCGCACCCAGGGCGCGATCTTCGAGATGGTCCGCGCGCACGGCGCGACGGATTTCATGTTCACGGACGTGAACGATCCGGCCAAGTCCGGCGTGATGTTCGCAGTTCTGTTCGGAAGTAACGGCCCGAAGGTGACGGTGAGGCTCGAGGCCAGGACGGACGGGATTGTCCGGGAGCTCAGGAAGAAGAGCGGATACATGAACCACGATCCGAAACACGCGACGCCCGAGCAGCGTGAGCGGGCTCAGATGATGGCTTGGCGCGTCATGCACGACGAGGTAAAGGCCAGGCTGGTCGCGGTCCGCTACGGCGTGATCGACTTCGTGCGCGCGTTCCTCTCGGACATCGTGCAGAACGGGAACGGACCGACCCTCGGGGACGTGCTCACCGCGCAAATCGAGAAGGGTGGCGACCCGAGGCGGCTTCTTACAGCTGGAACCGAAGGGGAGTAGGCGACGGCGCGAATCACGGCATCATTATGACTTCCCCCCTGCCGTCGCCACGATGTAGCCACAACAGGACCACGACGTACCCACGAAGGCACGGCCGGCGGCGCGTAGGTGTGGCCGGAGACAGGGGAGGGGGAGGGTGGCGCGACAGCGGACGCTGAATCCGGGTTTCTTCGTGAACGAGCAGCTCGCGGCGTTGGCACCTCACGCCCGGCTACTCTTTGCCGGGCTGTGGACGATTGCCGACCGGGAGGGGAGACTTCGGGACAGGCCGGCGGTGATCCACGGGGCGCTTTTCCCACACGAACCAGACGTTGATGTTGATGATCTGCTTGATCGGTTAGCAAAATCAGGTTTCATAGCCCGATACTCTGACTGCTCCGCATCATATATAGAGGTGCTCGCCTGGGCAAAGTATCAGCGGCCACACCACGCGGAAGTATCCAGCAGCATTCCACCTTTTATCCGACCAAAGGTAGGGCGTGGCCCGGTAAAAGGTAGGGCCGAGCCCGGTAAAAGGCTGTCGCCAACCCGCCTTGATCCGGAATCCGGATCCCTTGATCCGGATACGGAAGAATCAAGATCAAAACCCTTGTCACCGGCGCCAGAGAACGGCGCCAGTGACCCTCTCCCTTCGCCCCACGATTGGCTCGAGGCCTGGAACACCACGGCGAAGGCCGGAGGGCTCCGCATGGCCAGAGCCATGACCGAAACGCGCCGTCGCCTCATCGCGGTCCGCCTCCACGAGCACCCGGACCTCGCGTGGTGGCAGGCCGTCTTCGATCGTCTCGCGCGCTCGCGATTCGCCCGCGGGGAGAACGACCGCGGCTGGAGCGCCGGGATCGACTTTATGCTCAGGCCGAACACTGCGTTGCGAATTCTCGAAGGCGAGTTCGACGGCCCAGGAGGCGCCGGCGTGAATGGCGGTGACTCCCGTGGCGCCGGCGCTCGCTCCGAAGCGGCACGGGTCTTCCGCGAGCAGGACGAGGCCCGAGAGAACGCGGTGAGCGAGGAGGAGCGGAAAGAGGCAATGGCGAAACTGCGTGGTGTGATCGGCGACACGAGTTGACCGCGGTCTGGCATGGATCGCCGTCTCTTGAAGTAGCCGAAAGAGCAAGCGAATTCGGAAACTGTAGCGGGTGGAAGCATGGAAGTCGTCATCGCCGGCCGCACCGTTCACTTGCCCGACCATGTCTCGACCGAGGCCGGCACGGTCTGCCCGCTCTCGGGGATCGAACGCGGCCTGTGCGAGCAGTGGGTGCGGCTGGTGTACCGGGCCCGGGGGACCGAGGCGGTGGACGATCCGGGTGAGGACGAGGAGCGGCTGTCCTGGGGGCCGAACTGGATCCCTGCCTGGGCCGTCGACCAGATCGCAGCCGACGCGCTGGCGGTGGACGCGCTCGAGCAGGTGGCCGAGCACAAGCGCCGGACCGCGAATGACCTCGAGCGTCTGCTCGGCGAGGCGGGGGACGTGCTGGCGAGCGTGTATGGCGGGGGAGTGTTGTGGGGGCCGTGAGGAGGAGGGCGTGAACGAACCCAATCTAACCTGCGCCGAGGAATTGAAGCGCGAGCGACTTCTTGAAGAACGCGATGCTCTCGATGATCACTTTTCCGACCCATACGATGAGATGGACAATTTTTTTTGCTTGGTTCGGGAATTGAAGGAGGCTGTCGAGGCTATGTTCTGCGAGGAATGTCGGGAGGATCATTTTCAACGGCATCGCGATCGGAAAGCGGATGCTCGCTTGGTAGCATTGGGCCAGGCACTCGGCAAGATGTTTCCCGGACGAAATGCGAGTGGGCAGTGAGCGCCAAACCACGCGAGACGGAGCGCGACTTCCAGCGCGCGGTGATCGAGCTCGCGCGGCTGCTCAAATGGCGTGTGGCCCACTTCCGCCAGGCCAGGACCGCGAAGGGCTGGCGCACGCCGGTCGAGGCGGACGGGGCCGGGTTCCCGGACCTCGTTCTCCTTCGCCGCGAGCGCCAGGTAGTCGCCGAGCTCAAGGCCGACCGCGGGGTGATTCGGCCAGAGCAGCGGGAGTGGATCGAGGCGTTCAAGGCGGCGGGGGTGGAGGCGCACGTCTGGAGGCCTGAAAATTGGAGCGAGGTCGAATCGTGCCTGCGATAGGCGAACGGAACCGCACGTCGCGAACGGAGAGCGGGCTAGGTTCGTGGATCGGTGCCGGCGAATAGCGAGACAGCGGGGGAACAGGAGTAACTCAATGCCAGTCGGCGTTTTCAGAATCGCCCTCGCGAGAAGGCATCTCAGGCGAACGGAAACCGGGTCAGGACGGCCCATGCGCGCATGCGCACGCGCGTAGCAAGCGGCGTGCCAAGAGGGGATCGACGGATGGGCCACTGCGATCCGATTCCGCTGCGCCACGATCTCGAGCTGGACGGCTGAAAAATGCAAGACACTGAGGTGGCTCAAGCGGATCGGGAGGGGGTGAGGCGATGAGTAGATTCAGGAATCCGGAGTGTTCGGGACTTGATGTGAGCGCTGTCAGTATTGTCACTGATCTGCGCCGGGCCGGATTTGATACGGCAAGGTCGTGCTCTTGGCGCGTTGGGGAGTTCTATGTGGCGATAGAGCCTGACGAGGGAGAGGAACTTTCCGAACTGCATGAGCGGTTTCTGCGCTATGCGCTGGCGCAGAAGGAGCTATGGCAGTGCTTCAACGTCAGCGAGTGCACGTTCTACTGGGACCCCGACAAATACAACTGCAAGTATCTCGTGGTGCAGGTCGGCGGCGCAGCTCCGTTTGCCGGGCACAGGTGCGAGAAGAAGGTGGAGACATTTTCCTTCCATGAGTTCGAGCGTTCAACCGGTCTTCTGGCCTGGCTCAGAGATCACAGTATGAACAGGAGATGACATGGCGCGAAGCAGGTTCCGGCAGATCCTGAAGTCCGAGCAGACGCTGACCTTCGGCTGGCGCGATCGGCTGCGGATCCTCTGGTCTGGGCGTCTGCATGTTGAGCACTTCTTCGGTTGCGAGCATAAGCCCGGGAGGGTGCAGAGCGCCCCGATGAAGTGGGCGGTGTTGCCGCGACATGAGGCGTCGCGTCCGCGACAAACCGCGTCGCAACCGGAGGAGGGGGCGGGATGATGTTCCACTCCGTCTCCCACGCCATGGGCCGCTACTACCGGCTCATGCGCGCCCTCTCGTCGGCCCGCGGTCTGTCTCTTGAGCCCCGTGAGATTGACTCGGGCCGAGACACGGGAACGCTTGAGCGGCGGGTCGTGGTGGCCATGACCATCGCCCGGTGCATGAAGCCGCTCTACCAGGCCGAGCGGTTCGTGCTGGACGCCCTCTACGGCCGTGGCTGGGCCCTGCGGGACCTCCAGGACGCGGTGCGGGAGGCACAGAGGCGGCGTGCCGCGCACGAGCGGTTGAACGGGTTGCACGGCGCGCCCCTGGTGCGCGGGCTCGAGGAGCTGATCCGGATGCGCCGGCGGGCGGAGCGCAAGGTGGAGCGGGAGCTTGAGCGGCGTGGCCTGCTCGAGGACTGAGGGGAATGTGGGGGGAGCGATGGGGGAAGAATTCATCCGGCTATCGGTCGCGGCTCGCCGTTTGGACATTACGGCCTGGCACCTGCTTAGGCTCGCGCGCGCCGGATGGTTTCAGCTCGAAGATCGCAGGCGTGTCTGGTCTCGGCGCCCGAAGTGGTTCGTGAGGCGGGCCGACGTCGAGAAGTACGCGGCGATGGAGCAGCGTTCCACGTGCAACAATAAAGCCGCAGGAAGCACATAAGTCACAATAGCAGCATTTAGCACCTTGAGTCCCGAAACGGCTTGATCTTCCCGAACGAAAACGTCACGAATAGCGCAACCTCGACGAATTGTTGCCGGGGTCCATGGCACGGACACGAAAGCCCTCGTCGCCAGCGGGGGCTTTTCGTTTGTCCGCGAGAGGTGGTGGTGGATCGTGGCCACGCGCAAGAGGACGAGCGGATCGGGCACGCGCAAGCCAGGGCAGACCTACGTCGACCGAAACGGCGTGAGCTACGAGTACCGGCTCGCCGACGCCGATCGGTGCAATGGATGGAATCCAAGCGAGCAACGCCACTGCCGTTGCCGGCCCGGGTACAGGACGGATCATCCCGGTGAGGGACGCTGCTACCGGCACAAGGGCCGCGAGCCACAGCACGGACGGCGATCGGATCGGTTGAAAGGATCCAAGTCGCTCAAGCAGCGGGCCTCGCGCTACGCGGCCCATGAGGGTCTGGGGAAAGCGGCGACTGCAGCGCTTTATGATCCGGAGCTGCTCAAGGTCCTCGACGAAGTGGCCTTTGCCCAGGCGGCGGTTCAGGCGTGGGTCGAGGAGCACAGGAAGGATGTGCCCGACAGCGCATTCACGAAGCAGATGTTCGGTCTATTCGATTCTCTCGTCAGGCTCAAGGAGGCGGGCCATCGGATCGCGGAAGCGTGGACCGATCGGAGAGCGGTCGCGTTCATGGACTACCTGCGCCAGGTCATCCGGGATTCCCTCGACCGTCACTTTGCGGGGCACCCGGCGATCCCGAAAGTGCTGCTCGAGATCGCGGAGGAAGCCGAGAGGTTCAAGGTTTGAGGGGCACCGGCTCGGGCGTTGCGTGGATTCAGAACTTCAACGCGCGCACACCACAGGAGTCCTTCGCGCGGGGCCTACGCGAAGATGCGGAGCGGCTGAACCGACTCGAGGTGAACAGGGCGCCGATCGACGAGATCGCCTACGCGACCGAGCATCACCTTGACGCGCTCACGCGCCGCCCACTGCGCTTCGACGATCGGCCGTACCTGCGGGGCATCTATGCGGACGGGGCACTGGCCCAGGTAATCAAGAAGTCGGTGCAGTCGTGCCTCACGGAGCGGTTCCTGGTCCACGCGCTCATTCGGGCCGGCGAGCAGGGATACTCGGTCCTGTACGTCCTGCCCTCGCAGATGGCGAGATCGACGTTCGTCCCGAACCGGGTGGACCGCCTGTTCTCGATCGCCCCGCACTACCGGGAGCTGGCGAGGAACGCCATCGGGCACGCAGAGAGCGTGGCGCTTAAGCACTTCGGCGTCGGGACAATCAAGTTCGTCGGATCGAATTCGCAGGACGAGTTCGTGGAGTTCCCCGCGGACTCCCTGATCGTGGACGAATACGATCGCTGCAACCTCGAGAACCTGCTCCTCGCACCCGACCGGCTCACGGCATCGCTTCTCAAGGAGGACATCCGCTTCTCGACGCCAAGCATCGAGGGGTACGGGATCGACCGGGCCTACGGCGAGAGCGACGCGAAGCGGTGGATGGTCAGGTGCGGTAGATGCGGCTTGGCCCAGGCGATCGACTGGTTTCAGAACGTGGTGAGAGAGGTGGAGAGTGGACAGTTCGCGCTGCGCGACCGCCACTGGGATCCGGAAGGATCGGCCGACGCCAGCGCGAACTGCCTTGCCTGCGAGGCGCCGATCGACCGGCTCGGCCCAGGGGAATGGGTCGCCGAGTATCCGAACCGCGACGTGTCCGGCTACCACGTCTCGAAGATGATCGCCCCGGTCGCGAAGGCGGGGGAGCGGCAAATCGCGACGTTATGGGCGAAGTTCCAGAAGGGCCAGTCGGATCTCAGCGTCTATCAGGTGTTCATGAATTCAGACCTCGGGCTGGCCTGGACGGCCCCGGGTGCGAAGCTCACGGAGGCACTGCTCGCCGCGTGCGCAGACGAAGCACATCACCTGCTTCCACAGGCGGTCGGCTGCGCGATGGGCGTGGACGTGGGGAAAGTCTTCCACGTCGAGATCACGGACAACCTAACTCAGTGCGGCCCCCGCGTGGTCTGGGCAGGAACCGTTCAGGACGACGAGGAACTCTCGCGCCTCATGCGCGCCTACGACGTCCGGTGCTGCGTCGTGGACGCGGCGCCGGAGACACACCTGGTCAAGAAGTTCCAAGCCAGGCACCCGGGGCGGGTCTTCCTCGCGCGCTACGACGCGAACCGGATCGGCGAGCCGCTGATCAACACGGACGATGGGATAGTGTCCTACGATCGGACGCAATCCCTGGACGCTTCTCACGCCGAGTTGCTCGAGCGCGGGGTCATTCTCCCCGCTGAGTTCAGAACCATCGACGGCGGCGAGTTCGTCCGACAGATGTGCGCCCCGGCCCGGGTGTTTGAGGAATCGCGCGGACGTTACGTCTGGATCGAGGGCTCGGAACCCGATCACTACCGGCACGCACATAACTACAACTGGATCGCCCGGGATCTGCGCCACCGCGGGTTCGGCGGCCGCAGGTGGGGCGCGATGGTGGTCGGATGAGCATTATGTCGCGGATCATTGACGCCGCCCGCGTTGGGCTGCGTGACGACCGTAGCCTCGATGGCGCGGGTGCATTCGGCCATGCCATGGCCTCGGTTGGAACCGGGATCCAGATCAGGAAGTATTTCGAAAACTGGTCCTACGCCGACTCGTTCCGCCGTGCGATTGATCTGCATGGAGGTGCGACAGGCCAGAACGTCACGGACCCTTATCGGCAGTCTGGCCCGTACAAGCGCGGCGTGGACGCCGTGGCGAAGGCCGTCCGTTCCGTCCCTTGGCGACTGTTCCCGGCTGGAGATAGTGAGAAAGAAGTCACGAACGGCCGCGTCTGGGATCTGTTCCGTGCGCCGAACCCTACGATGAGTCGGCTACAACTGTTCGTAGGCACGGTCGTCCACCTCTACCGTGATGGCGAGGCGGTGTGGGCCTACGACAAGATGAGCGGAGGAGTTCCCGGTGAGGTCTGGCTTCTCAACCCGAGATGGTTGACACCGAAGACACGGGAATCTGATGGGCTACTTCAGGCATGGGAATACAGGAACCCGCGGATGAGGCGCGCGATCACGTATCCCGTCGAGGAAACGACGCACTTCAAGAACTACAACCCGGACGATCCGATCCGGGGGCTGCCCATCGTGACCGGCGGTCTCGCGGACGTCGACTTCGAGTTCTGGGCCAAGTCGCTGATGGCGAGCGTGCTCGCGCAGGGCGGCCACTTCGGCGACGTATTTAGCACGGACAAGGACGTACCGCCCGAGACGGCGACAGCGATCATGGAGACGATCCTCGCGCGCCATGGTGGCCCCGGAAAGGCGCTCAAACCGATCATGCTGGAGAAGGGTTTCAGGCTCGAGCGCGCGCCGACATCGCCTCGGGACATGCAGTACGAGCAGCAGCAGAGATTCAGCCGAGAGGAGACGGCCGGAAACACGGGCGTCCCTCCGCTCTACATGGGGATCCTCGAGTTCGCCAACTACGCGAACGCCCGCGTACAGGAGCGGATCTTCTGGACCAACACGGTGATACCGTTGCTCGACGACGTGACAGACTCGCTGGGCTCGAGCTTCTTCGCGCGCTTCGCTCCCGACATCGTGGGCATGTTCGACACGAGCGGCGTCACGGCGATGAAGGACGCGTTCGGAGAGAAGGTACTGTGGGTCCAGATCCTGGAGGCCGCAGGATGGCCCATCAACGCGATAAGCAAACTGCTCGATCTGGGCTTTGACCCGGTGCCATGGGGCGACGACAAACTCGTGCCGTTCTCGATGGTGCCTGCGCGGTTGGCTGTAGGCCAGACTCTGGATGACGTGGGCGGCAGCGGCTCACCGGCACAACCGCGCGCGATCGGTACGTCCACCCATGCGTGGCCCAGCATCGTCCGCGCGTCGAGGCGGGACGCGTCTGACGATGCGCGCTTCGCCGGGTCGCTCCTTGCGAGCGAAGAGCGCCGCACTGTCCACTGGCGAGGCTTCGTACAGACCCTTGCACCGATCGAGAATCAGTTCGGCAAGCGCCTGCGCGTATACTTCACCGATCAGCGGCGCGAGGTCCTGAATAACCTGGCCAACTCTGAGAAGCGCGGTCGAGGGCTGCGCAAGCAGGACACCGACAGCGAGATCGACAGCATCCTGTTCGACCTTGAGGACGGGACGACACGGCTTCGGCTACTGGCGCGGCCGTTCCTCGCGACCGCGATGGAGACTGGTGCCGGGCAGATCCTGGCAGATCTCGATGTAGACCCGTTTGACATCGACGATTCCAGGGCGCAGGCCGCCATCTCCACTCGTCTACAGAAAGTGACACGGATCAACGAGACAACTCGCGATGGACTGCGAGAGGCGCTGCGCGAGGGGCTCACCGCGGGGGAGTCGATATCAGATCTTGCGGCACGCGTGCGCGGCGTCTTCGAAGCGTCCTCAGCGCGGAGCAGGATGATTGCCAGGACCGAGATCGCCGGCGCCGCGAACGAGGGGAAGCTCGTGGCCGCGCAGGAAGCAGGGCTCGAGCGACACGAGTGGCTCTCGGCACGGGACGACGCTGTGCGCGACGATCATGTCGCCGAGGATGGGAACGTCGTGCGCGTGGGCGCACCGTTCCCGGTTACGAACCTTCTGTACCCGCTGGACTCGTCCGGACCGCCGGAGCAGGTGGTGAACTGCCGATGCACAACGATCCCAGCGTTGACGTGAGGAGAGTCTGATGCCGGACATGATGGCAATGAACCGGGCTTACCCCGTTCCCGAGCGTGATGGACTGTGGCGAGAGGCGTTCGCGTTCGAGACCAAGCAGGAGGACGAGAGCTCGCGCGTCGTGCGCTTCGTCGGATCGACAGAGGACGTGGATAGGGACGGGGACGTGATCCAGGTGTCCGGATGGGATCTGCGACCGTTCAAGAAGAACCCGGTCGTTCTCTGGAGTCACGATTACCGGATACCGGCAATCGGCAAAGCGATCAGGGTCGAGAAGGTTGAAGGGAAGCTCACGTTCGACGTGGAGTTCGCGAAGCGGGAGGAACACGAACTAGCCGACACGATTTTCCGCCTCGTCAAAGGCGGTTTTCTCAGGGCTACGAGCGTGGGCTTCATTCCGAAGGAGATCGCCGACAGGACCGACGAAGAAGGCGAGAAGCTGGCGAGTGGGCGTCTTTTCAAGAAGCAGGAACTCCTCGAGCTGTCCATCGTGAACGTGCCGAGCAACCCGCATGCCCTTGAGGAAGCCTACGCGAAGGGGATCGTGACGCATGCCGAGATGGCCGAACTCGATGCGCTCCTGAGGGGCCCGGTGCCCTACACGCAGAATCCGGTCACAGGAGAGGATGAAGCTTGGGACGGCGCAGCGGCGCGAGGGCGCCTGGTCCGGTGGGCCGGAGGACCTGATCCGGACGAGATCGATTGGGCCAAGCTCGCGAAGGGGTTTGCGTGGTTTGACTCGGAGAGCCGTGAAACCTTGGGCGCCTACAAGCTGCCTCATCACGATGTGCGCGCCGGTCAACTCGTGTCCCACCGCCGTGGAGTCATAGCCGCCATGGTGGCCCATCTCGGTGGGCGCGGAGGAACAGACATCCCGGAGGGCGATCGCCGTCCGGTGTACGCGCACCTTGCGAAAGAATACGCACATCACGGGATGGAGCCGCCGGAGTTCAGACTGCTCGCGCTTCACGAGCAGGTTCGCATGCTGACGGATGCTGGGTTCGCGGGCCAGCAGACACTCCAGTTTTTGGGCGCGTCTCCGGAGAATTCAGGCGTGACGACAGAGGAAGAGCGGCATCAGGATCTTGAGTCCATGCGTCGCCGGATCGAAGACAAGATCTGCGGGGTTTTCGGGAGCGAGACGGAGAAAGTCCGTGCAGAGCTGCGCGATCTCACCTCGCGCTTCATTTTGCTTGACGACGGGTTCAGAGAACTCGCCGCCGAGATCCGGGAGGGGAAGTTCCCCGATCCCGTTTGTGCCAACGAGGACCCGCCCGAGGTGCGGGCCCTGTGGCGGCGCATCGAGCAGTCGGTGCGCGAGCTGCGGGACCTGACCCACCAAAAGGACGGCAACACGTAGGTGGTTGGAAGAAAAACACTTTGAGAACACCCCGCGCCAGGCGGGGTTTCTCGTTGGAGAACATCATGCCGGACCCTATCGGGTTGCAGGAGCAGTACGTCGAACGAGTGAAGGATCTGGCCACACAGGTGGCCGGCGTGTCGGCGGTCCTCAAGGCCCAGGACGAGTTTCTGAACGAACTGGGCAAGGAGACCGAAGAGCGCAAGGAGAAGGTCAAGAACATCGTCGCGGCGTTCGACAAGATCGACGAGATCAAGAAGAGCGTCGACGGGCTCGAGAAGCAGGTGGCCAGGCGCAAGATGAATCTCGCGTCGGCCTTCGAGCCTGGGGAGAAGGAGGCGCTGCTCTCCAAGTGGGTAGCCGGGGTGCTCAGGGCGAAGACGGCTCCGGAGTACGCCGCCCAGATGTTCGGGGAGGTGAAGGAGGCCCTGATCACCAAGGATCTCCAGGCGGATACGGGTTCGGGGTCGCACTTCGTCCCGAAGCCGCTGATCGCCGAGGTGATCCGCGAGCAGCCAGAGGTCGCGAGCTTCCGGAACCTGGCCCGGGTGGTCCCGATGACGAGCGACAAGCAGGACTGGCCCTCGCTCGGCGCCGTGACGACCGCCTGGCAGGGGACCTACGGCACGGCTTCCGTCGATCAGACGCCGACCACGAACATCGTGTCGCTCGTGGCCGATACGCTGATCGCCACCGTGCCCATCGGGAACCAGCTCCTCCAGGATGCGACGCCCGATATCGTGCCGGCGCTGACGGACGCCTTCCGGGAGGTGATCATGCTCGCGGAGGAGAAGCAGGGGCTGTTGGGCACCGGGGCCGGAGCGGATCCCTTCACGGGGATCGGCTCGGCTGCAGGCGTCCAGCAGAGGGTCATGGTCGGCGCCGCGGCCTCGACGAAGGTCGTGCTTACGGACATCACGGGGCTGATCGGAACGCTGATCAGCCGCGCGCTGGCCGGGGCACGGTTCTTCGCTAGCCGCACGCTCGTGAACCAGTTCCGCGAGATCAACGACGGCCAGGGCCGGCCGATCTTCGGGCTGGTGAACGAGACGCAGACGCATCAGATGTACGGCTTCCCGGTGGTCGTTTCCGATCAGATGCCTCAGATCGGGGCGGGCGGCGGCGGGGCCGTGAACGAGATCAACCTCATCCTCGGGAACCTGCGGAACGTGTTCCTCGGCGACCGCCGGCAGGTGGAGATCTTCCTGTCGGAGCATGCCGAGGTGCGCAAGTACGAGACCCTCATGCGCGTCACGGAGCGGGTCGCGATCACCGTCGCGATCGCAGCCTACTTCGCACGACTCAAGAGGGCCGCGGCCTAAGCCGGAAGGCCGATCATATGGAGGGGGCCCGTTCGCGGGCCCCCTTCTTTTCTCGGAGGTCTTCAGGATGAAGCGCAGGTACAAGGTGAATGCCACAGGTGGCATCCTTCACGAAGCCGGTCAGGTCGGCGCTCCAGGGCAGTTCATCGAGGTAAACGAGGCGCGGGCCGCCGAACTCGGCCCGAATCTCGAATGCGATGTCGAAGGATCGCCTGTAGCGTTCGATGATCTAGGCGAGAAAGTGATCGATGCACCGCCGGCTGACAAGATGTTCAGGCGCGGGCGTGCGCAGACGAAGGAGAGCGACCGATGAGGCGAAGAGCACTTGTGGCGTCACTGATAGGGCTCGCGTTGGCGTGTCTTGTCGTCGCAGGCGATCGACTAGTGAGCGACGCGTCCACGTTTCCGCAAATCCGGATCACGAAGCCGATCAGCGCTGGGACGATCAATGCGTATCCGTTCGACCTGAATCTCGACTTCGGTGAGGCGCTGGAAGGCTCCTATTCCCTAGTCTACACGTACGGCGGGACTACTGAGCTGATCACGGTGGCCTTCCAGGGGAGCGTGGACAACTCGAATTGGATCACAATCGCCACCCCCGTGAGCGCGAGCAGCGCGAACGTCGCCCTCCATCGGATCGCCATTTCCAGTGACGCTGGTGGGACGACGGTCAACGGAATCGTATTCCCGTTCTACCGCCTGCGGTTTACGACTTCTGCGGGAACCCCTCCGCTCACGGCCGTAACGGTGAACGTGTACCGCCGCGACCTGTCGATGCGCTAAATGGGCTCCGTAAGGATCGTCGGAGAATGTGGGTTCCCGTCGGTGCCGGCAGCCGTCGCGGACCTTCAAGCGCGAGAGCCTACGATCGATGCGAACTACCGCCTCTCGTCCGAGTGGACGGCGGACCGCTTCCTATCAAGGTTGCGCGTCAGAATGTGGCAGTCCGCAGGGTTCAGGCCCGGGAACGGCCAGACGCTGAACGGCGGCACGATCAAAGTCCTTTGATCGAGTCGTGGCGGCGAGGAGACATCAGTGGCGGTGCTCAGCCCTACGACCCTGCTCGCGTGGTTCGATTTCGGGCACATGGGGCTCACGCAATTTCTCAACTCCAGAAACACCTACTTAGGCGCAAATGATGGTGTGCAGCTCGTGGGGTTCGGTGCTCCGCAGCTCAGGGCTAATCTCGCTTTGACGAACTACTTCAAGGACGGCCCGATAGGAAGGCACTCCTACGGCCGATATGTTGAGTTCCATTCTGGCGCGCCGCACGGGGTATTCAGTCTCAGCACGTTCGGCGACGCGGACAATAGAGCCTACTACAACAGGGCGGCGTGGACCGTGGCGGTCGTGTTCAGGCCTATGTCGGTAGTCGGTAATCAGGTCCTGATTAGTAAGCGCGCTGCGCACAACACCGTTGATCTCACCTTCTCGCAGCGACTGATGCTCTCGGGGAGCACCCTCAAGGCCGCGTGTGCGTCAAGTGCAAGCGTACAGAACGAGATCACAATCGCGGAAGCCGTGACGACAGGGAAGTCATACATCGCATACATGAGCAAGGCCGACGGCGCGAACCTGAACGCAGGAATCAAGGAAGTCGGCGCGGCATCATGGCTAACGGCGACACCTACGGGATCACTCACG